TACAACTAAGGGTCATTGTACCTGTCAGCTGGGCAGCTCCCACTTCACCGTCCATCAAGGTACGCGTGGCGATTGTTACGCGCAAGTCCTCCGGCTGGCTTGTACTCAGAAGAGTTTTCTGTCCATACTTGTTCTAACAGCTTGAACAACACGAAAGAGAAGCGAGAAGCAAATGAGCAAGGCAACAGACGCAGAGATCATCGAGTTCGTCAAAAACACCTACAAGGGTCTTTTCAAGACGATGACAGTCTCTTCGATCGAAACGGGCACGCCCGACAAGTATGGGAGCGTCGTTCACAACGTCTTCGCTCGCACTCGGTGGAACGACTGCACCGTCACTGACAATCGCTTCAGCTGCAACGAGCAAGACGGCGAGCTGTACTAAACCCTCTGGGCGGCTTGCAAATAGCCGCCCAGCCTGTCCATAATGTTTTAGCGCTTCGAACAAGCGAAGCGCACCGCCAGAGAAGAGAAGACAATGACTGATCAGCTGAACCTCAACATCACCCGCAACGACGCATTTCACCAGCTCGGCAAAGACGTCAGCAGCGCACGCAACGCACTCGAAGCAATGCAGATCGCAGGGCTCGCAGGCTGGGACGTTCGCAAGCACCCGCTGCAGACGACGCCCATCATGGGAGCTGACGGCGAGATGCTGCAGCTCGAAGTCGCTGACAAGTTCGCCTCGATTCGCACCAACCCTGAAACGCTCAACCCTGAAGCGCTCGGCGTCGTAGGCAACACCTACACGCCCATCCAGAACGAAGCGCACGCTGATCTTCTCGACGCGATCGTCGACCAGAGCGGCGCACACTGGGAAACTGCAGCTCAGATGCGCGGCGGTCGCGACGTCTTCATGTGCATGAAGCTCAACGATCAGATGATGATCGGGGACATCGACCCCGTCGACAAGTACCTCGCAGCGTTCAACTCCCACGACGGCAGCAGCTCGTTCAAGTTGGCAGTCACCAACACGCGAGTCTTCTGCGCGAACCAGCAGCACGCAGTCATGGCAGGCGCACTGAGCAAATTCAGCGTCCGCCACACAGCACGCAGCGGCGGCATCCTTGCTGAAGCTCGCGAAGCTCTGAAACTGACGTTCAAGTACAACCACGAGTTCGAAGCAGCTGCAGAGAAGATGATCCAGCAGAGCATGACAGACGCTGCTTTCGACGAGCTGATCAAGGGCATGTGGGACGTCAGCGAAGACGCCAAGCCTGCAGTGAAGACTCGCGACGCTAAGCGCGCTGACACGCTTCACTTCCTGTTCGCTGACGCGTCGACGAACGAAAACATTCGCGGCACTGCATGGGCTGCTTACCAGTCGATCACCGAGTACGTCGACCACTACGCGCCGACGAACCTTGGCAGCAATGCTTCGATCGAAGACGCTCGTGCGCTGCGTGTGCTGACTGGCAACACTGCTGCAGACGTCAAGAACCTCGCTTTCCAGAAGCTGCTTGCGACCGTCTAGCGATCAGAACGAGCGGGGCGTGCGAGAGTGCGCCCCGCTTTTTTTGTGCGCGGAGAAGCGCACGCAGCGCTTGCTGTCAAACAAGCACAGACGCGAAAACGCGTTTTCACTTGTGCGACACACTGAGCCAGCTGCGCGGCTTGCATTGCGCATCTCGACCTGTCCATACTTGTTCAAGCGGTTCGAACAAGCGAAGCGCGAGAGATCAGGAGTGACAATGAACATCGAGAAGACGATCGTCGAAAACGAGATCATCGTAAGCACTGAAAAGGATCGCTACGGTCGCGATAACTGGCTCTACACGAAGCGCTACTTTTTCCAGACCGAAGACAAGCGTGCAGCGATGATCAGCACGACAGTGAACCTCGTCAAGCTCCCGAAGCGTCAGGGTTACCTCGTCGCAAACTGGGGACGCGGCGCAGCGGCTCCCGTCGCGACGTTCATGACGATCGCAGCAGCTCGCGAGTTCGCACTGACTGATCTGCTCGAAGTTCACGCCGAAGCTGTCGAAGCAACCAAATAGCCAGTCAGCTGCGCGGCTTGCAAAAGGGTCGCGCAGCTGTCCATAATGTTCTAACAGTTCAAACAAGCAACGCAGGAGAGATGACAATGAACAAGCGCACCGAAGACCGCATCCAGAAGGCATTCCGCAAGACGCAGCACAATCGCAGCTTCGCTTACAGCTTCGCAGTGTCAGCCGAAAACGGCAGCAACATCATGATCGACATCATGCAGAACGACGAGCCACTGACAAACGCAGTCATCGCTGACAACTTCACGATCGACGCGATCGTCAACACGCTCAGCGAAGCGATCACAGTAGCCGTCGAGCAGCGCGACGCAGCACGCGAAGCCGCAGAGCTCGCACGCATCAGCCAGCCTGCGACTCCCGCCGAGCTGCGCCACTTCAAGGCGATCTCTGACTACTGCACGTACCTGATGCGCCGCTACCAGATGACCGTCGACGAGACGCAGAAGCAGCTCGCAGCGCAGCGCACGCTGAGCGTCAGCCAGCTCGACACGCTCACGCAAGAGACGGGCCGCTACGAAGCAGCGACGCGCATCTGGTCGATCGCTAAGCGCAACGAGACTGTCAAAAAGAGCCTGCGCGACATCGCTGATCTCGTCGATCGCGAGACTGGCTTTTTCAACCCGAACAACAGCAGCAGCAACGCAGCGAACGTGCTCAACGCTTTCAGCACTGCCGCTTATATCGAGTTCGGCCAGATGACGCGCGGACGCAACCGCTTCTGATCCTGATATAGTTCTAACTGTTACAACAAGAGAGGGCGGCGCTGGGTCGCCCTCTCACGACACGAAAGAGATCACCGCCAATGACTGCCACCCTCACAGAAGACAAGGTCCAGCCAGTGACGAAAAGCATCGCAACAGCCAAAGTCAGCGACTGGCTCACAGCTCTAGCGATCGCACGTCTGCCACTCAGCCGCAAGGCTCCCGTCCCGATTCTCGACTGCGTCAGAATCGTCGGCGCGCAAGGCATCATCACGCTCACGACTGACAACTATGAGAGCCGCATCGACGTCGTCGTCAAGGACAGCGCGTCTGAAGACTTCGAAGTGCTACTGCCGCTACTGCACCTGCTCGACGTTATTCGAGCCTGCAGCGACGACAAGGGCGCACTGATGACGCTCGAAGTGCTCGACTTCCTCGACAAGCGCATCGCGATCATTGAGACGGGCGGCTTCCGCATGCCGATCATCGCGCACTTCTCAATCGACGAGTACCCGAAGAGTGAGACAGTCACCGGGCCTGCGTCTTTCAGCATCGCAGCTGACGCGCTGAAGACCGGCGTCAAGCGCGCAGCAGTCGCAGCGTCGAAAGACGACACGCTGCCGATCCTGACGTCGATCAACTTCTACGCAGACAAGGCTGCAGGCAAGCTGCGCATGACGTCGACAGACCGCTACCGGCTCAGCTTCGTGAACGAAGACGCGAACATCTTGCACGACTCGCAGTTCCTGATCAACTGCGAGCTGCTGATGAAGCTCGCGCCGAAGATCAAGCAGAAGCAGCCCGTCAGCGTCGTCGTCAACAGCGCAGAGCGCGGAGAGCGACCACACCCGCACAACCCTGATCGCACGACGGTCTATTTCAACGGCTCGACGCGGGTCAAGATGATCTTCGAAGACTTCACGTTGCACGTCAACGGCGTGGACGGCGACTATCCCAAGGTGCGCGAGCTGCTGAATCCTGCGTACGACAAGCAGTTCACTGTGAGCAAGGCGCAGCTGATCCGCAGCGCTGTCGTCGCTGAGCGTCTGAGCGCACGGAACACGCCCTGCACGTTCGAGCTGCTGGGCAACAAGATGCGACTGAAGCCGAACCGCGATCACCTTGACGAGATCAGCAAGGGACTCGTGAGCGTGCCTGACGTTGCCATGACGCCGAACGCTCACGCGCCGCTCGAAGTGTGCGTCAACCCGTCGTATCTGCTGCCTGCGCTGCGTGCGTTCACTGGCGATGCGATCACTTTCAGCTTCGTCGAGAACCTTGCGAAGCCGTTCCTGATCAGCAGCGACGAGAACCACACAGACGCGCAGTTCAACTATCTGATGATGCCTGTCAGAATGCCCAGCTAGTCCCGACAATTAGGTAAGATGTTCAAATGGCTACTACAACCAAACTCTTGGATTACAAGGCACTCGCTGAGAAGCTAGGCGTCACAGTCGGCACAGTGCGCACGTACAACGAGCGCGCACGATCGCACCGTGAGCGCGCAGCTGAGACTGGCGATAACTCGCACATTCTGCAGGGTGATCTGCCCGAGCCTGACGGACGATTCGGCCAGTCGCCGTACTGGAACGAGAAGACGATCGACAAATGGATCAAAGATCGGCCGGGGCAGGATCACAGCAACCGACGCGACACAGTGAGTAAGAAAACTCTCGCGCGTCGTGCAGAAGCTCGCGAGTACCTGAAGAATCAGAGCGGGAGCTGATCGCAGTTAGCGCGGTGCTCGCAACACAGTAGCCCAGACAAACAGAAGAGCCGCACGTCGTGAGATGTGCGGCTCTTCTGCGTTGTTCAAGAGTTGGCCCCTCGAAGTGTGTCCGTATTCAGTTATCCCGATTCAGCTCTTTTCGTAGAGCCTACCTGAGTCATGCAGAGCGGTTCCGAGGAATTGAACCTCGCCCTCTGACACGGAATGCCAGCGAGTCACGTTGACTCTTGAACCGCACGAGCCGGATAAGGCTGCATCAGTGACTTTAGCCGACGTCGCGTCTGCTTGTCCAGCGGCATGATGTAGCGGTGCTTGCCGGGCACTTTGACTTTGCGCGCTCGCGGGTCGACGTGCTCGTGTATCCAAGGCAGGGTCTGCTTCCAGCCCTTCGCGTGCACGCTGCGCATGTGCATCTGCTGGCCCTTGATCACGAACTCAGTCGAGCCCTTGTTTGCGCCTGTGTATATCCAGTTTCCGGCCTGATAGATGCCGCCATGGTGGCCCTGTACCGGGTCCGCGAAACTGATGATCAGACGCAAGCCGGGATTGGTCTGCTTCAGGTGCTTGATCGCGTACGCGACGATCTGACTGACGGGCGCGTCGTGCTTGTTGAGAGCGACGCGCGTGAGCTCGCACGACTCAGTCTGCGAGAAGCCAAACTGAGCGCCGAGCTTCGCTGTTGCTCCGCGTGAGAAGACGACGATGCCGATGAACTTGTCATGTTCCCAGACGCCGATCTTGATCAGCTTGCCAGCTGGCAGACAGCGGGAATAGTGCCAGTGCTCGACTGCGTACAGCGCAGCCTTTTGAGTCGCGATGCCGAAACGCAGCGTCATTCTGTCGGCTCGCTCTCTGGCTCAGCTGGCGGGTTCATCAGAAGATCGCGAGCTTCAGCGAAGTCACCGATCTCGTTCGCCTTTTGAATGATCTGACGCTCAGCAAGTTCGAGCTGCGCTTTCAGACTGTCGCGCTTGCTCGTCAGCTCAGTGAGCTCTTTCGTCGCTTTCGTGATCTCGTTGCCGATGATCCACACAGCGCCTGCGTAATCAGCCATTATGCGAGCTCGCTTCTCGTCGTCGGTTCGAACGTGTGCCCACAGTTGGGGCAGTCGGTGACATTCTTGCGGTCGAGTCGCACGTCGTCGTCTTCGTCTTCATCGAAGTCAGGCGTCGTCTCTTCGAGCTCAGCGATGATCTGAGCGATCTCGTCGCCGTCCCAGCCGCTGCCGTCGATGTCGTCGCCCATCTCTTCGAAGAGCACAGCGAGAGCTTCGTTGTCGTACTCAGCATCGTCGCTGGACTTGTTGTCGACGAGAGCGATCTTGCGAGCGCGCACGTCATCGACATCGACGTAGCTGACTGGCACTGTCGTGAGCCCGACTTGCTTCGCAGCCTTGAATCGGTGATTGCCGACAATGATGTAGCCCGTCGAGCGCTGCACGACGACGGCCTGATACATGCCGTTGATCTCGATGCTGTGCGCGATCTTGTCGACGTCGCCCTTTCGGGCATTGCCGGGGTAGAGCTTCAGTTTCTTGACGTCGACGTACTCGATCGTCAGCTCGTGCTGATGTGCAGCTGTCACTTGTCGGCCTTTCGCTTGCGCTTGATCTTGATCGTTTCGGGGACTGATGCGACGAGCACCTGAGCGCGTCGCTGCTGCGTGCTGCGTCGCGTGTGTCGTTCTGCTGTGGACTCGCCAATCTCTGCGGGGTCCGTGAGCTGTGCAAGGTGCGACGGGTGCCCGTTCGCTGAGAGTGTCGGCAGGCCGCGCGCGTTCGGTCGATCGTGCGGGTCGTACTCGCAGGCTGGCGCGTTGATCAGCTTCGCGTCGACGTCGACGATGATGACCTCAGTCAGGCGCGCTGCGAGCTCTTCAGCAGTGTGCGACTTTTCCACAACCTTTTGCACAGCTGTGGGAATCCTGATGCCGTAGTCGAGTATGCCAGCTTCAGTGAGCGCTTTGACTGTGTTGCGCAGCGGAGTCAGTCTGTCGTCGCTGCGTGTCAGCTTCAGGTCGATGTCGCGCGCTTCTGCTTCGAGTGCGATCGCGACTGCGTGCGCGACGACTTCAGGTTCATGCAGTGCGAGGGCTGCAGGGCCGAGCTTCACGACGCCAGTGCCGCGACAGACGGGACACTTCGGATCGACTAGCTGGGCGTGTCGTTTCGTGCAGGCGGGGCAGCAGCGCATCAGTCGCTTTCGTTCGGCTGGCTTGTTTACACAGATAAAACTACCACGGCACGCCAGAAGACGCTCTGAGCGTCTGCCCAGAGCGTTCTTCGAGTGTTTACTTATCTGGGCTTGCGCCCGTTGCGGAGAAGCGGTTTATTGACTCGCCCGAACAGGTGCCCGTTGAGAGTCCTGACGACGATGTTGTGCGATGCGTGCTGATGACGAGCGAAGCGATACAGCGGACTGCGCTTGTCTCGCTTGTGCTGCATGCGACACGCGCGCACGCGGCAGTCTTTCATCTTGCTCATGAGCGCGGGGGCCATGTCCAGCAGCCGCTGGCATAGTCAGCGCTGTAAGGGCGCAGACCGTCTGCAGGCAGCGAGTCCTGAACGCCGTCCCAGAACACTTCGAGCTTCACGCGCGAGCCGCCTGACTCGTCGATCGGGCCGATGCCCTTGATGATCGCTGGCAGCACTTTGTTCGTCGAGCCCTGATAGTAGTGAACGATGCGCCCGATGCCCGGCACGTTCACTGGCGGCTGCTTCACGGCTGGCTCGCTCTTCGCTTGCTCTGCTGGCTTCGACGGGACGATGCCCAGCGCGGACATCTCAGCGAGTGCTTCCTCGACGATCTGCTTAGCTCGCGTCGAGTCGTAGACGCCTGCTGCGTCAAGGTTCTGCCAGCACGTCGACGCCTGCCCTGCGAGCTCGCCAACGATGCGCCCTAGTTCCTTCTGCCCTTCGAGCTGCGCGTCAGTTACGCGATCAGCGTCGTGCTCGGTGTAGAACGTCGTCTGCCGCATCGTCGTGCTCGTGAGCGCGAGCTGCATCGACTTGCTGAGCGCCTTCGAGCCGTCGCGTGTCGTGAGCGTCTTCTGCCAGCGGCCCTGCTCGTCGAGCTCTTCGATCTCATACCAAGTTGTCATTCTGTCTCCTGCTTGTCGTCTCGTGAGGTTGAAAGGTGTTTGAGATGTCCGGTCCATGTGATCTGTGCACGCACTGGCGCGTCGTCTGGGAAGCCCATTGCGTCGAGTGCTGCGACTGCTGCGCGCAGCTCTGCGACCGTGAAGTGCTTCTGCCCTGCAGTGACGCCCTGCGTGAACTCGCGCAGCGCCAGCATCTCTGCTGGCGACTCGACAGCGACCCAGTGACGCTTCTCGTGATCGTCGAAGATCGGCTGACGCACGTAGACGTCGATCTGTCCTGACGGCTGGTCGACGTATGCGATCTGCGGCGGCAGTGACTTGTCGAAGTCGCGTGTTTGTCCGTCGAGCTTTCCGCCTATGAAGTATTCGAGCAGCTGCGTCACTCTTCCTCCTGCTTCTGCTGCACAGCAACCATCGTCTGAGGGCGCGTGATGCCGAGCCAGTTCGTCAGACGACGCCACCACGGAGCAGGCGCGTTCTGCACGATCGCGATATGCCCGTACGCGTTAGCTACGTCAGAGTCCCAGACGATGATGTCGCCCGGCTGATTCAGCTCGTCGAGGTTCGGCTGCACAGTGTCGGACTCGACGACGCCGGGCTTGAAACCCCACAGCGCTGCACGTCGCGCGCTCTCACGCTCGCCGCGCTTCACGAAGTCGTCGAGCACGTCAGCTGCGTACTTGTCGTACTGCTTGACGCACCACTCGCCGTCAGTGAGCTCTTCGTCATCCTTGACCATGAACTCGCCCAGCACTGCGCGCTTCTCAGCGGGAGTGTCTTTCAGGAACGCTTCGCGCAGCGGGTGCGGCTCGTCACTGCCGGGCGTCCAGAGACGGTCGATGCTGTACGGCTCGTGCAGCACGTTCGTCTTGTTGATCGGGCCGACGTACTTGTACCTGAGCACGCCGACGATGCTCTCGCGCAGCATCAGGTTCACCTGCGGGTAGTGGGGCGTCTGGCTGAATATCTCGAAGTGCGTCTCAGTGAAGTCCTGCAGGAAGACGCCTGTCGTGCCGAAGTCGCTCGTGTCGAAGCCGTGCAGCACGACGATGTCGCCGTAGCGTGCGCTGTCAGGGTCGACGGCGTCGAACCATATGCGCAGGCCGGGCGCGATCATCAGATCACGCGCGTGCTGGGTCGGGCCAGCCCACTTGACGCCTGTCAGCTCGCGTACGTAGTGGATGATCAGGTCGACTGACTGCGGCCCGTACTGGCCGGTAATGTCGACTGGCTTCGTGAGGTCATCGCGCATGTTGTTCACGGTGCTGATGACATATCCGTTGGTGGTCAAGATGTTTTCTCCCAGTCTGTAACGATGCGCTGCACGACGTACGCTTCAGGCCATGTGCCGCGCGTCGTCAGTCGCAGTCGATTGTGATTGTCGACGTTCGCCTGCGCGAGCTCCTTGTTGTGGGGGTCTTCGTCATCAGGCTCAGGGCCAACCCATGCGTCAGCGTTCATCGCGTACTCGACGCGTGCTGATGCGTTGATGCCGAGCATGACGCGCATGAAGTGCGCTGCTTCGACGAGCGCGAGCAGGTCGTCAGTCAGCAGCTCTTCGTGGTTCACCTTGTAGACGACGTCAGGGTCGATCGCTGTTAGCTTCGTGCGCTCCTGCAGGAACGCCGTGACGCGTTCTGTCGCTTGTTCGAGACGGCTCATTCTGTCATCGGTCCTTTCGTGTCGAGTTTGCGCAGTGCTTCGAGCATTGCGACGCGTTCTGCTTCGAGCTTCTGCTTGTCGACGTCGAAGTGCTTGATGATCAGCTCTGACGGGTTCGGGCCGGGGACTAGCCCGTTGGGCGCGCTTGTGTCGATGCGTGCGACCATCATGTCGTTGTCCTGCAGCCACTCGATAAAGCGGGTGACTGCTTCGGGGCCGGGTTCATCCAGCTTCTCGTGCTCAGGGTAGTCAGCCACGGCGCTGGCCTGCGATCAGCTTCGCGATGTCTTCGAGGTCGAGCGCTTCCATGATCATTGTGCGCAGCGCTTGCCCGTCAGCTGATTCAGCCCAGCCCTCTTGCTTTGCGAGCTTCAGCGCTTCGATGTTGTTCGCGGTGCGCTGCTCATATGCGATCGCGAGGTTCGACTCTGCGATGCGGTTGAGCGCTGCGAATTGCATGACTTCGTCTGTCATGCCCTGCTCTGCCTGATAGCTCTCGTTCGCCGTGTCTGCGTCGTAGAGCTGCGCTTCTGCGAGTGTCGCGTTGCGCATGTGGACGTTTGTCATATCTTCTCCTTAGTGGCGGTGCTTGTTCAAACAGTTAGAGCCTACGCGGCGAGCTTGTCATACTCAAACCAGCGCTCAATCTTCGCGATTGTTACGAGACACTGAGCCCAGCCGCCCTGCTTGTAGCGCTCACGACGCACGCGCACGATCGGCATGCAGCGATTGCACGCAGGCAGCAGATCACGCGTGACGCACGCTTCGCCGCAGTTGCTGCAGCGCGCATTCCTCGCAGTCATGACTACCAGCCCTTTTTCGCTGTGAAGCCGATCAGCGGCTTGTCACGGTTCGGCCCGGTGCGCGTCGACGTGATCGAGCCCTTGCGCGAGCCTGCAGGCCAGTCGATGCGCCACCAGCGCGCGTGCTTCGTCAAGCGCATGTACGTGTTCGCGTGCGCAGCGACACGCTGAGCGAGCACTGACGGGACTGCGTCAGTCGTGAGCAGCGGCGGGATCGCAGCGATGTCTTGCTGCTCGAAGCTGATCGTGATCTTCACTTTGCGGACAGGCTGGGCGTCGTTCATAGTTCGTCGTCTTTCACGTTGATGATTGCGTCGGTTCGGATGACGAGAAGCGTCTTGCCTTTCGTCGTCTGCTCTAGCTCGATAGTCGCGTACGGCATCGGGTTGAGCTTGTGCTCAGCGAGCACTTCGTCGTTGATGCTCTGAGCCAGCTGAATCAGTTCGCCGTCATAGAACATCTGCACAGCGTCAGCGAGCGGCAGGGGGGCCTGCTCGTCGTTGCGATTCAGCCGCGTCAGCTCGCGCTTGATCGTGAGCTTCACGAGCGTGCAGCGATATCGTCGGGCCACGATGCGAGCTTGCCACGCAGCGGCGGCGCTGCTGCTTTGGCTGCTTGCTGCTGCAGTGCTGCGAGTGCGTGCTGCGTGTCGTGCCAGAGGTCGATGCCACCGGGTGAGAGTGCTTCGTGCGTGCCGCAGGGTGAGCAGATGTAGACGGGCGCATACCTGCTGCGAGCGTTCATTGCTGGGCGTACGTGGTCGAGCTTGTTGATGCCGCAGCGTGGGCAGAAGATCGGCAGCAGATCAGTGTCGTCTTCGTCAGTCTGAGCTGGCTGCGCTGCTTCGTCGTCGAGCCGCTTCAGCTCGGCGTCGATGCTCTTGATGTTCGCTTCTGAGAGCTCCCACGCTGCGTTCCGGTCAAGCTCTGTCTGGCGTACGATCGTGCGCCCGTCGAGTCGCACCATGAGAAGTCCGCGCCCGTCAGTGTGTGCTGTGAAAAGGATGATGCCGTCGAAGCCGACGATGACGTCGATGCTCAGAATGCCGTCGCTCTGCTTCATGCGCTGGCGGGTCATCTGCAGCTTGAATCGCGTGCTCTGCGCACGGTCCATGATCTCGTTATCGACGGGCTGCTCTGCTGCTTCGATCGGCTCGTTGTAGCCCTGCTTGTGCAGGTGGCGGTTGACGATGCCTTCAGCTTTGTCAGCGGGTCGCTCGTCGTAGCGTGATGTGCCGCGCATCGTTGAGCCGGGCGCGAAGAGCTTGACTGCTGCTTCGCTGCCGTCTTCGTTGTAGTCGACGTATGCGATCAGCTGCTGGCTGGCTGCGTCGAAGTATTCGACTGTCTCGCCTTGGCCGAGCGTGCTGTTTTCGATTCGTGAGAAGCGCTTCGTTCCGTATTTCATGATCTCTCCTGTTTGGCGGTGCTCGTTGTTCGAGCTGTTAGAACAATACTACAGGCGGGGCGGCTCATGTAAACCACCCCGCCAGCTGGGCTACAGAATCAGTTTCGCTTCGAGATCGAGCAGACCAGCATGCGCTGCGACACTGCGCACAGCATCAGCAGCAGCCATGAGCACAAGATTGAACTCGATCGGCTCTTCGACCGTGAAGCAGCTCTGCACGATGTGCTCGTTGCGCTGCTCGTCGACGAAGAGATGCGTCGCTGTCACCGTGCTCGCGTCTTCTGAGACTTCGACGTCGGCCTGCGTGACGATCAGCTGCTCTCCCATGCTCAGCAGCTTGCAGACGTCAGTGAAGCTCTCAGCGATATGCAGAAACTCCATGAGCTTCTGCTCGCGCTGCAGCTGCTGCTCGTTGTTGAATGTGCGCTGCTCGCGCTCTGCTTTGAGCGCTTCGTAAATGGCGGTCATTGTGTCTCCCCAGACTGGGGGACGGGCGACGTGCGCCGCCCGTCCGGTGGTTGATTACGGTTCGAGTAGTTCGTTGAGCCAGCTGTAAGTCTGGCTGTCGAAGACGTCGCTGCGGATCAGTCGGCTGTAGCGCTTCTCAGGCTCGCGCTTGCGGCCGTCCTTGTCGACTGCGAAGCCTTCGAGGATCGCGAGATGCGGCGCTGCTGCTGGCTCGCGGTTGACGAACGTCACTGCGTCGACGCGGAAGTTTGTCTGCGTGTATGCGTGCATCGCTGTCTTTATGAGCGGCCCATCTTCGATCGTGAGCTTGCGGTTCCTGATCATCTCGATCGACGTGACCGTGTGGTTGATCTTCACAGCTCTGCTCCATCTGCGACGAGATCGCGCACAAATTCGAGCTCGATCGGTAGTCGGCTGAGCATGTAGCCCTTGCTGATCGGGTGGCTGACGTGATTGTCGATCGCGCCTGTGATGCGCACGCTGTCTGGCTCGCTGCCTTCGCGCCACGTCGCTTCGATCACGGTCGGCGTGTATGTGGTGCCGTCGACGTAGTCGTCGCCAGCTGGGACGCTGTTCGCTTCTGCGATCTTGATCTTCAGGAAGTGACGGGTGACGCTGCGCTGCTGCTGCTCGATGATCTTCATGACTCTCCTACTTGCTCGCTGCTTCGAGACCTTCGAACGCTGTGAGCGTCGAGACGCCCGAGCGCAGAACGCTGAATTGCATGTGTTTGCCGTCGCGCTCTTTGTCGCTGACGACGCGAGCGTTGACCCAGAACTTGTTTTTGCGGACGCTCTGCACGCCGTAGCATGTGACGCTGCCGATCTTGTGGCCTTGCTTGCGCAGCAGCTCTGCGATCGCTTCGACGGCGTCGTCTCCTGCGAGCCGGTCGGGCTGGTTGTCGTACGCTTCGATCAGATCGCCGCAGTCGACACAGAACTTCTCTCCTGTGCCGAGGTCGAAGCTGTGCTGGTCTTTCGGGTGCGTGCAGTTGTTCATGGTTCTCTCTTCTCTGGCGGCGGTACTTGACGGGTACTTGATGGTTACTTGACGACGAGCTTCAGCACGACGCGGATCGCGTCTGGGTTGCCGATCTCGAACTTCTCGATCAGCCACGGCTTTGCGTTGCCGATGACGTCGTCTTGTGCTCGTGCGATTGCTGCTGATGCCATGCGTCGGATGGACTGGCGGTCGATGCAGAGCAGCACGCCGTCGCCGCCTTTGAAGTGGACGATCGCGCGCTTTTCTTCGAGCTTGCTGACTTTGATGCTGATGTCGAGTGCCATGTTCTCTCCTGCGTCTGGCTCAGCTCGCTTGTTCGAACTGATAGAACAAGACTACAGGTGATCCTCGTGGAAACAAGCCAGCTCGACAATTGCCCCTTTATGACGAAATGTTACGAGCGAAGCCGATGCGCTGCTTCGACTCCCAGATGATGTCATGACGCCCGTCCCGGCTCGACAACTCCTGCACAGCATCGCCGTCAGCACGATCGACAAGAGCGTCGACCGCAGTGTCCCGCTGCTGCTCGGGCTCGCTGCTGTCGACGCTCTCGCGACTGCCGATATTCACGTTGATCTTGATGCTGAAGAGATTGAGTTTCACGTCTCCCAGTATGGCTTAGCTGGCGGACACTCATGTGCCCATGCGAGCGGCACCTTGCGCCCGGTGCGTCGCGTGTATTCGAGCGTCATCACGAAGACGTCCGCATCGCAGCTGGCACAGAATGCTTCATACTGAGCCGTCTGCGCATTGAACAGCACCGGGATCACCTGCGTGCGCACCTTCAGCTTGTCGTCGTCACGCACACGCGGCCCTCCTACTCACGATGTCGTCGACGAGCTTGCGCCCTTGCTTGTCACGCGAGAAGTACGCAATGCGGCCCTGCACGCCTTCGAGCAAGCAGGGCAGGCAGATCGGGTAGCTGTACCACTTCCCGTCAGCTGCGCCCATGATCTCGTCTTTCGGTGCGACACTGACGCGCCCGTACCAGTCGCCCGGCTCGATACGACGAGCATGCGCGAAGCCAGCATCACACCAGCGCGACTGACGGCTGCGACGAGCGACGACGCGGATCATCCTGCGATCACCAGCTTTTTACGTCGGGCCTGCTTCTCGATCTGCATCGCTGCTTGCGCGTGCTCGATCTCTTGCTCTAGCCCGGCCCAGTGCTGCCGGAAGAGCGACTGCAGCCGGTTGACGTGCAGCCGGAACGTCCAGCTAAACGAGCTGTCGATCTCGACGTACAGACGCTCCGCGACCCACTCGCCCAAGCCGCCATAGCATTGCTGCCAGAACTCACTGTCGACGTAGAGCACGATGTCACGGAAGCGATCGCACTGCAGGCACCACTTCATATGCCAGAAGTCGCCCTCCCAGTTGCCTGCGCCGCGAAAGTAGCCCTCGCCCGGCTGAATCACTCTGAAGCACTCGCCGCACTTGTGCTGCTTGCGCGCAGTGACGAACTTCTCTGCAGCGAACGTCATCGCAGAATGCACCCCCGATGCGGGATGACGTGCTTGTCGCCCTCGCAGCGCTCGCGCTCTTCGAATATCTCGCTGCCCTGCAGCTTCGCTGAGACGCCTGACAGATCAGCGCACTGACTGCTGACGTGCTTGTTGTCGTACTCGCCTGTCTGCGCTGCGTGCATGAGTGCGCGCTGCAGTCCGGTGATCAGCTTGTCTGCATCTTTCGCGTAGATGTTGACTTCGTCGTACTCGCTATCTGCGTCGTCGCGGTCTGAGCTGATCGTGACAATGCCACTGCTGCTGCTCACGACGAAGATGTCGCCCTCGTCGTCTTCGAATCTGATGTGCTCAGTCATCTGCTTCTCCTTTGTCGAGCGGACAGTGACGTCCGCTGTGTCGTGGTTCGTTGTCGCGCAGCTGGGGGCATTGCGCCCAGCTGCAGTCGCCGTCCATGCCTGCATGGCACGCTGTGCCTGACTGCCAGTTGTTGATCAACCTGCTTCTCCTGTCGTGGCTGTGATGCGGCTGCGCGCTTCTCGCAGTAGCTTTTCGAGTGGTTCGATCGCTGCGGGTTCGATCGTGATCCAGCGCTCGTCTTGGTTCTCAATCCAGCCGGGGGCGAGCCAGCCGAGGTCGATCTCGCCTTGCTGCAGGCGCACTGTGTAGACGCTGTCTTCGAGCGCGAACCTGCCGACTGTGACTGTCATGTAGAACGGGTCGACGTGGCACTTGCACATGCAGGGGCAGTCGTCGCCCGGCTGGTCCCTGACGCTGCATTCGAGATGCCAGCCGATCGAACACTGACGGTAGACATCGTGCTTTGCGCCGATGCGCACCATGCAGTCTGTCAGGTTCGCGATCTGCCCTATGTCATGGCCGGGCTTGACTGTCTCAGCAAGTATGTCAGCGACGAAGACGCGCTCAGTCATGGGTGTCTTCGATCTTGATGCGGGTCTTGCGCACTTCGGGCATGGGCCACACTGTGACGATCTTGCCGAGCCGTGCGACGCGCTCGTCTGTGACGTCGTACTCGCTGCAGCGTGCGAGCTCCATTGTGCCTGCGACGACTGCGCGCATGACGTCGAGGTCGCGTCCGCGTCGCTTGTATATTTCTCGCTCGTTGTGCATCCATGTGGCTTGCTTGCTAAGCGTGCGATTCAGCTTCTCGATCTCTTCGCCTTGATCGCGCAAGCGGCCCTCTGTGGCAGCTGCGCAGTAGTGAGAGACGAGCTGGATGACTGCAGCAGCGACGACTTCCTTACCCTGCTTGCCTTCTGCGAAAGCGTCGATCTCTGCTTCGACCTTGTTGTAGAGCTGCACGAAGTCGAGCGGCACGCCTGCTGCTTCTGCCTGCGCGCGATCGAAGCGTTGCTGTGCGTCGTTTGGCGATTCTGCGAAAGCTGCTGCGAGGTCTTGCAGGGTGGTCGGCTTTGCTCCCTGCGCTTCTGCTTCGGCCTGCAGTCGCGTGAGCTCCTGCTCGGCTGCTTCGCGCTGGCCCGGTTCTTCGTGCAGCATCTCTTCGCGCAGCTGTTCCTGTACGTGCTTTGGGAGGTCTTCGAAGTTCATCATTTGTGGTCGTTCCTTGTCATCTCGTCTGCGATCTCTGACTCAGCTGCGTTGCTGTGGTGTTCGCGGTTGTGCTGATCGGCCCATGCTTCTGAGTCGTCGTAGCTCTCGCCTATCTCGCGCTCGCCCTCGTTGCACTCTGGGCAGTATGCGACGTAGCGCTCTTGCACTGACGCGAAGCGCTCACGCTGCTGTCGCAGTGCGTCGAGTCTCGCGAGTAGCCCGTCAGTCACTTGCGCGCCTTCCGTTTGTAGGTGGGCTTGCTGGTCTTCGGTCGCTGCTTGCGTCGCGTCTGGCTCATGCTTGCGGGTTGTCGCTGATCTTGCGCGGGGCGACGCCCTTCAGCCGGTTCGATGCGTTTTCGTCGACGAAGCCGAACGCCTTGCGCTCGTGCGCGTTCATCGCTGTGTCGAGCGCCCACTGTGCGCGGTCTTCAGCTTCACGCATTGCGTCGTCGACGACTCTCGTGTCTTCGAGCTGCTTCGTCGTGACGTCGATGTGCTCCTGCAGGTGGTCGATCGCTTCTGTGATCGGCTGACGGGCCTGCTTGATGCGATACAGCGCTGAGCGTGCGTCTGCGACGCTGAGCGGCTTCTCTGATGTCATGGCGGTGCTCTCTTTCTTGTTGTAAGCGTTAGTACGAGTAGGACACTATCAGGCTTTGCGCCAGAGCTGAATTATGACGCGGTGCGGCCCGTTCGGGTAGATGCGCCGGGCGTCTGGACCATCAACGATCTCGTCGCGGTCATCGAGCAGCACACCCGCGTCGACAAGACCGTCGACGATCGCTTTAGCTGTCGGCTGCAGGTTGCTCGTCTCGCGCTTGCGATTGTCGGGCCAGCGCACCCAGTAGACGATGCGCGCCCATGTGAGCGGTTCGACGCCTGCACGCAGCGCTGCACCAGCTGCGAGGTTGCGCCATATCTGCGTTCGCGTGTTTTTCGCGTACTTTTCGAGCCTGTCGTTAGCGCTGATGCGCGTTTTCAGCCAGTCGAGAGCTCTGATGTCAAGCTCGATCGTCGCGTGCAGCTCTAGCGCGTGCGGGTCGGGCCACAGATCGGCGGGGATGGGCTCAACAGGTCGAAGCGCTGTGTGCCGTTCTGAGAGCTTCGACCCCGTCTTAGCTGTAGTCACCTTGCTCGACACTCGCGAGCGTGTCGTGGGCGGCACTGCGCGCGCCCTACGCTGCTTCTGTTGTTTGGTCTGTGTGTTGTTTTGCTTTGTGGTCATGTTGTTTGGCTCGTCTCTCTCGTTGTGCTTTGGCGTTCGCGGCTCTGCATTCCACGCATTTACACAGTTTCCGTCTGTATGCGTTGAGTCCGTGCTCGATGCGTGGCGCTATTTCGGGTTCGCGTGTCGTGCTGAGTCTGCGTGTCGTGTGTGTGCCGTAGATTTCATCGACTGCTGCTGCGAGTCGCAGTTTGCCGAGCTCTGCGTTTTCGTACGGGTTGCGCATCTCGTCGAGTGCGACGCGTTCTGCGATGACGATCGTGCGCTTGTATGTCTGTGCGTCGATGACTGCTCTGGCGAGTGCTCGCTTGCGGCCCTCTTCTGTTTCGAGCTTGCGCAGTGCTTGTCGCAGGAAGTCCAGTCGTCGTTGTGCGATTGCTGTCTGCAGCGCCTTGATCTCTTGCGTGGCTGCGCTGTATTCGAGCGGGGACAGTATGCGGCTCATTTGTCTGGGTTGTGATCTGACCAGCCAGCATTCCTGCCGCTGTAGCCGCTCTGCTCTTTGTCGCGCTTTGCTTGTGCTGCGAGCAGCATCTTGCGGTGTGCTCGTGCTTCTCGCTCTTTGCGCTCTTCATCAGTCTCAGTCGGCTGCGTCATTGCTGCGAAACGTGAGACGGGCGGCACCTCAGCGGGAGCTGCGACGACGTCGTCAGTCGGGACGCCCTGCCGCTCGTCGCTCACTGCGGGAGCAGATTCGGGATAGTAGCCCTCAGCTGTGTGATGCTGCGGCGGCGCGAAGCTGTCAGCAAGATCGCTAAGCGTGCTGTTGACGAGTGCGCGCGTGCTGGGCGTCAAGCAGCGTGTTTGCTCTTCTGGCGCATCTGCGCGGTTCTTCAGAAGATCGGCTTGACGCTGCTGCTTGCCTTTGTCGATCTCACGAGCGAAGCGGTTGCGCCAGTTGTTCGGGTCATCGTTCGGCGGTCGAGCTGCGGGAGTGTCGAGCTTCGGCTTGCTCAGCAGCTTCGACTGCGAGATGTCGTGCTCGTTCACGACACTGACTGACGGCTCGCCGCGCAGCCATGCTTCGTCTGGCGTGTCGGTGACTGGGCACATGTGTGCTGGCGGGAGTATGAACGCGTCTTCGATCGCTTCGCCCATGAGAGCGCCTTCGACGATCCTGCTGACGAAGCGCGGGAAGTCGTCCTGCTCGCGGTGACGCCCGAGCTCCTGCATGAAGTCTTCGGGTGCCCAGCCCGGCTGCAGCGAGACGACGAGCTTCGTCAGTGCGACTGCTTGCTCTTTGTTGATCTTGTGCATCTGCGTGACTCTCAATCTGCGAGTTTTCTCGCGCGTTACTTAGGTGACGATTCTGGAAGTTGAAAGGTTGAAAGGTTGTCTGTTGTTAGTTGTTAGTTGTCTGTTGTTCACGAGGGGCTATGCGAGGGGCTGATCGAAGGGCTCGATTACCCCCTCGTGAAGACCGTTCCGAAGGGGCTAATCGAGCCCCTAAGCGAGGGGCTAAACGACGGTCTGATCGACGGTTTTCGAAGGGGCTAAACGAGGGTCTTTCGAAGGGGCTAACGAACGGGCTCAGTACGGGTTTTCCGTGTCTTTAGACCATGCTCCGACGCTCACGAGAGCGCCGCCGTCGTCGCTCTGCAGATCGCTCTCACGCACGTCGATAGGCGTCGCTCTGCGCAGCATGTCGATCATCTCAGGGTGCTCCCAGATGCCTGCCTGCGGGAACTCGTTGCGCAGTCGCAGCAGCTCGAAAGCGAGCACACCGATCAGTCTCAGTGACGCGAGCTTGCGCCCGGCCTTGACGACAGCGACCATCATGTTGCGGTTGAGCACGACGTCGTCGTTGCGTACGAACGAGCGAAGCAGCAGCTCGTCAGTCTCTTCATCGAGCACGACGAAGTGATGCTCACGCAGCTCGTCCATCGCGCCCTCAACGCCGTCGACGGTCATCGTGGGAGACAGTGCCGCGAGATGCTTCGGCTTGTAGTCCATCGCTCCGCACGCTGTCAGCTTCTCGCTGCCGATCAGCGCCCAGTAGAGCCATTGCGCGGTATGCGACAGCTGCCGCCAGTCAGTGTCTCGCTGTGCGCTCAGCTTGATTTTGCCGAACGTCCTCATTTGCCAGCTCGCCTTAGAATGCCGCGAACTGCGCCCTCGGTGACGCCGAGATGCTTTGCGATCTGCACATTGCTCATGTTGCGCTCCTTTGCTGAGAGCACAGCCTGAACGAAGTGCTCACGAGCTTCGCGCGACTCGCGATAGACCTCTGCGAGCTGTCCGACGAACTCGTCGTCCTCCGGTGCCTGCTCCCCAGCTGGCAGGTGTTCGGTACTCATGTTGATGTTTCCTGACTACTTGTTTGTACCCGTTTTTTGTGACGCAGACTACTGTCGTACATGCGTTCGATCGACGTCACTAATGACTGTAGTCGTACATGTGAACGAAAGCAAAACAGCAGCGAGTCTGGGCGTGTCGCGTTCGTCACCACGCAAAAGAGTCCCGCCGACCATTGCTGATCGACGGGACTCTCGTCTCGCTGCGTGCGCTGCTCCGCGCTTAGAACGGCGGCTCTGAGTCTGGGCCATTGCCCCAGCTGCCAGAGCTCGCCTGTGCAGCCCACGGATCGTCCTGCTGCTGTGCTGCGGGTCGCTGCTGGCCGCTGCCCTGCGCCATGCTGCCGCCGCTGTAGTTGCCACCACCAAAGCCGCCGCCCTGCTGGTTGTTGCCGCCGCCGTTGCCGCGCTGCGTGCGCGTCATCTTCGCAGACGCCCAGCGCAAGCTGGGGCCGATCTCGTCGACTTCGAGCTCGATGACAGTGCGCTTCTCGCCCTCTTTCGTCTCATAGCTGCGGCTCTTCAGCCGCCCAGACGCGATGACAGCCATGCCTTTCAGCAGCGACTCAGCGACATTCTCAGCCATTTCGCGCCACACTGACGCGCGCAGAAACAGCGTCTCGCCGTCTTTCCATTCGTTCGCATTCCGGTCGAACGTGCGCGGTGTGCTCGCGATCGTGAAGTTCGCGACAGCCGCCCCGCTGGGCGTGAAGCGCAGCTCAGGATCGTTCGTCAGGTTACCGATCACTGTGATCGTTGTTTCGCCTGCCATGTTTACTTTTCTCGTTTCTTGTAGCTGCGTGGTTCTCGTGTTGGTCCCTCGACGTGCGACCAGCCGCGACCGGTGACGACGCGCCATGCGACGGTCGCAGTGACGCCGAACTCTGCGCCGAGCTGCTTCATAGTCAGCTCAGAGTCGCGTGCAAGTTCGCGCATCCGCACGACGTCGTCATCCTGCAGCTTAGCCGCAAGATGATCGACGCCGCGCAGATACTTGCTGTTGCTAGTCATCGAAGCCGGTCGCCATGTTGCTCAGCTGCTCGTCGTCGACGTCGTCGATAACTGCAGCGTCGCCGCGCTCGTCGAACGGCACTGACGCGCTGACCTGATTGAGATCAGCGTTCGGCGTCGCGTCGACACGCACAGTCTCGTCAGCAATGATCGCGAGTTGCATCTGCGTCGTGCGCGGCATCCACTTGAACAGCTTGCGCACGACAGTCTTCAGAGCCATGCTGTCGAAGTGCTGCACCCAAGGGCCGACGATGCGCCCGTCGCGCGTCTTCGCCATAGCGAACTTGTCGCGGTGCTCTTCAGCGTCAGAGACAGACATCCATTCGAAGACGGGCCGATCAGAGCCCTTACGGTAGAACTTCGCGTAGTAGCCGATCACTTTGCCGCGCCCGGTCATCGCGGGAATGTGCGTCAGCTTGTCGCTGCCGTAGTCGACCTGAAAGACGTCGTTTTCGTACACCATGCGCGCAACAGTGCCCTCGACTTCGTTCGAGCGGTTCGCAAGTTCAAGCATGCCCTGATAGCCGAGAATGAACTGCGCTTGACCCTTGAACGGGATCACGTACGCGTGCCCGAGAGCGCCGACGCCGGGACGAAGCCCGAGCTGCGCGCACGTCATCAGCGAGCCGAGCAGAGACGCTTTGTCGCATTCGAGCAGCTTCGGCGTCTGCCTGATGACAGTGAGCGCGTCACGCACCAACTGCGCAGCTTCAGCGCCACGCGGCATCGCGAGCTGGAACTGCGGCATCATATCTTTCAGCGTCGCGTCGATCGACTGCGACTGATTCTGCTGCTGCTGTACCTGCTGGCCCTGTGCGCGCTGCGCGAGTCCGTTTGCCATAATTACTTTCCTTTCGGTGCGTCACGCAGAACGCGTGCACGGTATGTTTCGTGAAGTTCCGGCTCTGCTGCTTGCAAGAGCTTCGGGTCAAAAACGCGCTTCTCAACGCTGTACTGCTCGACCTTTTCAGGGTGATCAGCAGCGAATTTCTTCGAGCCGAAAGTGCCATTGTTGACGAGAGTCTTGACGAGCTCGCCAGTCGGCGCACTGAGCGCTTTCGCTGTGCCGAACAGTGCCCTAATTTCAGCCTGCACGCGCATCTCTTCAGACTCGTTCGTCTTCAGCTCAGCCTTGATCTTCGCGAGCTCAGTGTTGAGCAGCTGCAGCTGCACGAGCTCGTCAGCGCTGAGCGTGCGGTTATGCTCTTCGATCCCGCGACGGTACAGACTCTTGACCTCGTCGAGCGACACAGCGGTCATCGGCGGCGCGACGCGCTTCTGCACGTACTCGAACCAGAAGTGATCGACGCGCTCACAGATGATCTTGATCAGCGCTTCGTCACGCTCGACGCGGCGCACCCTGAAGTCGCGCCCGTCGATCAGACCGACGACCCATGCGTGAGAGCGGCCCGTCACGTACATGCTCCATGCGACCTGCAGCTCAGCGTGATCAGAGACCTGATCGTCGTCCCACTCGTCAGCAGTCCAGCTGAGCAGTGTCTTCGACTCGAAGACGCCGCCGTCGCTGACAAGACCGTCGACAGTGATCTGTGCGTGCGGTCGCTCTTTCGAGCGGTGCAGCCCAGCTGAGCGCACTTTCAAGCCGCTGTCTTCCTCGAACGCCTGACGCATTGCTTTTTCGAGCAGCAAGCCCCAGCGCATCGCATGGTTCTGCTTGACTTCGGGAGCGACGCCGATCTTCTCGTTGTAGACGCCGTATGCGCTCTTCCACTTGTTGAGCCCGAGAATTGCGCTGATGTCAGAGCCGCCGACGCCCTTGACGCGCTCAGCAAGCCAGAGCTCGCGGGGCGCGTTCGCCGGGAGGATCAGACGCGAGCCGGGAGTGCGATAGTTGACGCTCATGCAGGGTTACCGCCGAACGCGACGAACAGCACTGCGACTGCGATGATCGGCAGGACCAGCGACAGCGCGGTCGCGATCTCTTTGACGTATTCCCCGCGCTCAGTGAGCACGATGGGAGGTTGCTTAGACATTGCTTCTCCTGTGTTTGGGCGGTGCGTTTCTGTTTGAATCGCTAGAACAACACTAAACCAAATTCACACAGTTTCAAAACGCGGACACGCGCTGCTGTAACATGGCACTTGTATCTCTCTTGTAGATGCCTGCATCTGGCGGTGCACACACGAAAGGGCGGCTCGTAACTCCTGCGCGAGCCGCCCTTTTGTCTGCCCTTTACGCTTCGAGCACGACGCCGATCGTGTCATGCTGCGACCACGTACCGGCCTTGCCGTCAAGCTCATTCCACGTAGCGCCAGCAGCAGCCATGAAGCTATCCCACGTAGCGATCGCGTTCTGAGCGACGACGTTATGCCCAGCCGGGATGACGCCCGTCGACCGCACGTTGTTCGCGAGCGTCACGAGATTGCCGCCCGGCACTTCAGCAGCGCGCACGAGCAGCACGATCGTATGCGGCGTGACGCTCGACGGCACGACAGTGACCTGCTTCTCGCCAGTCAGGAAACGCTTCGTCGCTTCAGCGATCGAGCGGCGCGTGCCGATCGCAGGGCGACCGCCAGCAGTGAGCTCAGCGACAGCAGCACGCAGATCAGTCAGCGACACTGCACGCTGCGACTCGCTCATGCCCAGAATCTGCGCGATCCATCGCAGCGCAGCGTCGGGCGTTTTCGTCACGTCAGTGAGCTCGTTGTTCCAGATCGCGTCAGAGAGATCACGCATCTCGCCAGCAAGCGCGCCGACGCCGTTGAGCCAGCGCAGCAGCGGGAAGTAACCGATCGCAGGGTCTTGCACAGCGTCAGCCATGCGATACGCGTTCGGCAGAGTGCCCCAGAACTTGCGGGTCCACGCGTGCAGCAGATCGAGCCTGTCGATGCGATACGACGGCGACGCGTTGAACGCGCCTGTGTAGCCGTAGATAAACTTCGAGTCAGCCGGGTCATCGCCGTCGAAGAATGGCTCAGCCGCCATAGCGCGCGCTTCCTGCTCAGTGTCAGCGACGTGCGAGCGGATCGCGTCAACCCACATGCGCTTACCTGCAGGCACGGCGACGCCGACGTTATTGCCGTCCCTGTACTGCAGATACAGCGCAGCTGACTCAGTGTCGACGGGGGCCTGCATGACGAGAAGCGGGGTGTCGCCAGCGTAGAACGGTGCCGCCTTGAACGCTGACGCCTGATAGCCGATGCTCGCGCCTGCGCCGTCACGCCAGCCGACCTGCAGACGCGTCTGATAGTTGAAGTTCTCCGTCGCCGTGAACGCCTTGAAAGCGATCCACTGACCAGCCTTGATCGGTGTTCGGTAGAGCGCGCTGACAAGCGAGATGCCCGGCGTCGACGTCGTGCCGTCTGCGACGATCTGCATCATCTTCGTGCCGTCTTGGATCATCTGCGGGAATGACCCTGTGACTGAGACAGTCGTGCCGTTGAGTTGCCACGGTGACGACGTCCAGTCTTCGAAAGACGAGTTGAGCGCGTAGTTGACGAGCGTCGCCATTAGTTCACCGTCACGTTGATCGTGCCGATCGTCGGCAGCGGAGCCTTGCCAGCAAGTGCGATCGTCGCCGGGACGCTCTGCACCTGCTTGACGCCGCCAGCGTTGCCGACGACGCTAATCATGCTGAACTGCTCGACCGTCGATTCCCACGGCCACGTAACCGGAGACAGCCACGCGCGCAGCGCAGCTTCGACGTTCGCCTTGACTGCAGCTGCAGACTGTCCGACGTCGGCCTTGACTGTGACGTTCAAGTTGACCGTCGTGTACGTCGGCGCGATGACGTGCACGACAAGCGACGCGAGCGCCTGCGCTTCGAGCCAATATTCGATGTCTGTCATGACGGGCGACGTCAGCGCAGTGCCCGTCTGCGACGCAACAGCCACAGTGACGTGGCCGAACTGCGGCGAGCCCGGCACTGCCGGATTGTAGTTGTCGAACGCTTTCGCGCGGCCCACTTCAGAGCGCGTGAGCGCAGCATATTCGAACTGCTCAGTGCCGACGAGAGTTGACACCTGACGCGCGAGCGTCGACGCTGCACGAGCCGAAAACGACCCGTCAGACTCTTCGCCAGCTCCACCGGACATCGGCAGCGCAAGCACAGCAGACTCGACGAACGGCAGCGACGTCACAGTGCTGACGAACGTTCCAGCTGGCATGCCGTTCGACGTGTCGCCCTCAATCTCAGCGACGACGTTCACTTCGCCCGTCAGCGTCTCAGACGTGATGATCTGCAGCTCTTCAGTCGTCAGCAGATCGACAGTCTCGCCCGTCGAGCTCACGACGAGACGCAGCCGCGAGCCGAGCGGGATCACCTGCGTCGGGTTGCTGTTCGTCACCGTGAACGCGACGCGCCCAGTCGCTGCGACGCCCTGCGAGCGAGTGACGCCGTACAGACTCATGACGCCCTCGATCACGCGATCGCCCAGCATCTGAATCGCCATGATCTCAGGGCCGAGCATCAGCGCGAGCCCCTGCAGCAGCACGACCTCAGTGTTGCCCTGCTGCGGCTCCCAGTCAGGCAGCACACTCTGGATATGCGTGATCGCTGCTTCGAGCAGATCACTCTCGGTGCCGTACTGCAGCAGTCGCAGTGTCTCAATCTCTGGCGCGTCAACCGGCTGATCAACCATTGTTCGTATCTCCTAGTGCGTCTTCGTAGGCCCACGCGATGCTGGCTACTGATTGTGTGTCACTGAAAGGCTGCATCTCGACCGACGTCACGCGCACGCCTGTCGGCCCGAACGCTGTGAGCCCGGCCTGCACGTCACCGATGTGCAGAGCAGCAAACGTCGGATCAGGCACGCCGTAGTCGGGGGCCATGGGACGTTCCCCGATGTTCGTGAGCACGAGCTTAGCGATCGCTTCGTCGACGAACGCATCACTGCCGTATGCGACAGTCGCGATCGCGCCAGTCGTCGTTAGTCGGAAAGGAAAAGAGAGCACGCCGTCAGCCATGATTCAATCATGCCTTGACGGCGTGCTCTCTTGTGGGACGGGGCTAGCCAGCGACAGTGCGCTCGATCTCAGCCGTCTTGTTGTCCGGTGCGAGCCACTTCATGTGCTTGCGCGTGAACTCGACGACCTTTGGTAGAGCCATGATGCGCGTAAGTAGCGCAGCTGTGCCAGTAATTAGCGCGGCGATGCCGAGCAGTATCGCGCGCACTTCATCAGGCAACACTTGCCCGAACTGATCGAGCACGAGCTGCAGCACTTCGGGCACGAGCGCCGCGAACGCGATGAACGTCGGGATGCCCACCTGCACGAACGTGCGCATCGTTGTCTTCCACGGATGCACTGTCTGCGCAGCTGGCGCATTCTTCTCGACGATGACGCCCTCAATCGGGACGCCGATCTCGTATCGGCCCATTACTTCGATTCCTTTCGCGTCTTGTAGAGATCAAGCAGCCAGTCGTTGTAGCTGCGGATCGCCTTTTCCTGATCAGCAGTCACTTCACTGTCAGGCTCAGTCTTGCCCGGCACTTCAGGCTTCTCAGCGCTGATGTCGAAGCGTTCAAGCGGAATGTTCGTGCCGCACGATGTCGTCGCGCCCGGCACTTCCTTGTGACGCTTCAGCTTCAGCGCGTAGCCCATCTTGTCGCGCCACTCGCGCTGGAACTGCTTCACGAGCTCGATCGTCGCGTCGTCAGGGTTCGGCGGCACTTCGATGCTGAGCCAGTCGTTGCCGCCCTGACCTGCGTGGAAAGCGCGATCGACAGTGTCGACGGTGCTGATGAAGCGCGGAGCCTGTGCGACGAAGTGAGCAGATGACGGCGACGCGGGACGCGGGGTCGCGAACCAATTCGACGCAGAGCCTGCCCAGTCGCCGTTAGCCGGTGCGCGAGACGGGTCGTCGATCTGATGAATCACAAGATACTCGGGACGCGGCGCGAAGTTGCCGCGCTGCATGTTCTCGATCGCTGCAGGCTTCACTTCAGTCGAGACGTTCCAGCGCTTCGCGAAGCCGTACGGCTGCACCGGCACGACGGGCGGCGTGACCGGCGTCGTCGGCTTCGGCAGCAGCTTGTCAGTCAGATCAGGCAGCGTGCCAGCCAGCGGGTTTTCGAACGCTGGCGAGTACATGAAGCCGCTCTCGCCAGCGAACCAGCCGTTAGAGCTGTCTGCGCCGTAGGGCCGCGTGCCGCGCACGTAGCCGTCGAACTGCACGATCTCGCCAGCCTTGAACGTCTTGACGAGCTCAGCATTCTTGTCAGGCTGCTTGCGCAGTGCAGCGCCGTCAGGGCCGACGACGCGCTGATTCGGCTTCAGTACGGGCGGCGGCGGTGGCGTCAGGTTCGGCAGATCGCCTGCGAGCGGGTTAGTGAACGCAGTCGAGTGAAAGTACGTGCCACTGAAAGCGCCGACGAACCAGCCGCCCTCAGCGTTCACGACGTAGCCCTTGACCGTCAAGATGTCGCCCTGCGCAAACACGCGAGCGATCGGCGCAGACGTCGACGGCTCGACGCGCTCGTTGACGCCAGCCGGGCCGACCTCGCGCTGATTGCTCTGCAGCGGGTTGTCGAGCGGCACGTTCGGGCGCAGCCAGCCCAAGCAAGGGCCGGTGCCCGGCTGATCGTAGAGCAGCCAGCCAGTGAACGCGGGACGCTGATTGAAGCCGTCCTGCTGCAGCACGAGCACGCGGTTAGCTTCAGCGCGCAGCACGACTGCGACGTGCCCGTACGGGTTCAAGCTGTCGCCGTCCCAGACAATAATGTCGCCCCGCTGTGGGATGCTATTGACGTCTCCGACGATGTTTGGCACCCATGTGACGTACTGGTTATTGCGGCCCTTGAAGTCGCGCGCGCCGTTCACTGCGCCGACAGATGCGCGCCAGCCGACGCCGGGGAAGATCGCGTCAGCGTAGTCGTCAGCGACGTCGACGCACTGCAGCCCGTAGGCATGATCAGGGTCGATCGCGCGGCCAACAGCACCGCTCATCCATGCTTCCTGTACTGCATTAGTTGCCATTGCTGGGTTCCTCTTCCTTGTGAGTGTGACGCAGACGCTCTGCGCGAGCATGCTTCTGCGACTTCGAGATAGCGCCGATGATCAGCCAGACAGTGCCGATCAGACCTGCGATCAGAACGTTGTAGACACTCACGCGCACGTCGCGCGAGTCGACGAGACGACTGAAGAGCAAGAATGTCGTCAGCGCGTCGAACGCCCACAGCAGGTACATGAATACCCGCCCGGCCATGTACTGCCGCCAGCGCGAAACGACAGCATAGTAAACCGTGAGCGAGACGAACGATGCCCACAGAATGACAAGTAGCACGACTGTGCTAGTCAGCCCGTACATGGTGCCGACGAGAATGATCGCGAGCAGTGCAGCCGCGATGCCTGCAATACCTGCAGCGAGTTTCATGATGCCCCTTTGAAAGCGTGATCGAGTGATCGGGTCCAGTTGTTTTCTTCGCGGATGAACCGCTGTCGCTCGCCAACTGCAGCAGACTCGACAGCGAGCGACGCGACAGCGCGCTTGACTTCTCCCGCTTGTTCGAGTGCCGCAGCTGACTCATTCTTCTCTTCGTCACTGACGACGTACTTGTGCCAGCCGAACAACTTGCTCAGTAGTGCATTCACTCGTTCGCCCCCAGATCGGCGTCGGCTTTCGCCTTGACGCTCGTCATGATCTTGTCCATCGACTTGCCCACTTCGAGCACACCCGGCAGAGCATCAGCGATCGTGCCGACGTCGCCCGTCAGCGACTGAGCGACCTTTCGCCAGTGATCGCGATCTGCCTTGATCTCGTTGTAGTACAGCTTCGGCACGAGAAAGCGCCCCGTCAGAATCGACAGAACGACCAGCCCGACGATCGCCCAAGGCGTCAAGTCGGTGCCGATCCATGCCGGAACATCTGCAAACATCATTCGCCCTTCAGTGCCGCGACGTCGCGCTGCAGTCCCTTGATCAGCTCCTGCTGTTGTGCGCAGATGCTCCACAAAGCGTTCACCATCAGTTGTTCGTTGATCGTCTCGACGTGCTCGCGCGTCTGCTTGTCAGCGTCTTCATTGTCGAAGCTGACGAACTCAGTCATGCCAGCGTCGAAGACGTGCTCAGCAATGAAGTTCACACGCACCGGAGCTGCATCACTGCCGAGCTCTTCGACGTTCTGCTTGTACTTGAACCGCTTCGGCTTCACGTCATCGAGCACACTCAGCGGCACTGCATAGTCTTCGATCTCGGTCTTGTACTTCTCAGACGAAAGGTTGTAACCCAGACCGCCAGTCGAGTTGACCCAGACAGCGCGCCACGCAGAGCCCGTCGCAGCGTTCGTCGTGTAGACAGTCGGCGCTTCGACGACGCCATTGTCGTAGCAAGTGATCCACGAGCCGACGTTAGGCGAGCGCAGCGCGCGAGCTGTCGCCGTCGTTGAGATCGCTGCAGTGAACGTCGCGACGTCGAGCTTGCCAGCGCGCGCAGCGTTCATCTGATCGTCGACGTACAGCTTATTTGCGCCGTCGATGTCCTGAATGGGCCGGTTGACCTCGATGTTGCCGTTGCCGTCACGCATGACGATGTTATTCAGCGCGTACGCTGCAGTCGCGCCGTACAGCACGCTATATGCTGCAGCGCTCATCAGACCGGCCTGCGTCGCTGACGCTGTAGGCACGCCAGTCAGGTCGCCCCAAGCATGAGTGTGAGCTGACGGTGCGAACGTCGCAGGCACGCCCGTCAGGTCGCCCCAAGGGTGAGTATGCGCAGACGGTGCGAACGTCGCAGGCTTACCCGCAACACTTGCCCAGTCAGACGCGAACACTGTCGGCTTGCCGCTCACTGTCGCCCACGTCGACGGCATCGTCGCAGGCACGTCAGCGATGTTCGCCCAGTTTGTCGGGAAGATCAGCGGCTTGCTCGCGACGCTCGACCAGTCGGTCGCGAAGATCGTCGGCTTGCCGCTGATGTCGGCCCAAGGGTGCGTGTGCGAAGCGAGCGCACGAGTTGCGACCTGCGCGTCGACGTAGCTCTTATTCGCAGTGTCAGCAGCAGCAGACGGCGAAGCGACCTGTGTGCGCCCTGCGGCGTCGAGCTTCACGAGAGTGTTGGGCGTAGCGAGCGCAGACGCGCCGTTGAGAAGCGTTCTGTCAGCAGCGGTCATCGCGCCAGCTGCAGCAGTCGTCGCAAGCGGGATGCGCGCAGCAGCGAACGTGCCAGAGACTGTGTCAGCTGCGTCGTGAGTGTGTGCCGTCAGCGCGCGGGTGCCGACCTGCCCGTCGACGTACGTCTTATTTGTGATGTCGCCGCCAGCTGCAGGCGCAGCGACTTGCGCGCGGCCAGACGCGTCAAGCTTGACAAGGCTGTTCGGCGTCGGCGTCGCAGAAGCAGTGTTGATCAGCGCCTTGTCAGTCGCAGGCATCGCGCCGTCAGCAGACGCAGTCGCGAGCGGCAGATTGTGCGTGTGATCAGCACGAGCAGAACGCGCAGACGTGCCCTCAGTGCCAGCGACGCCCGGCGTGACAGGCGCACCAGCGCCGCCGCCGCCGTTCGTCGTGATCTCTTGCCAGCTCGCGCCGTTGTCATAGAACAGCCGCGACACTGTCGTGTCCCAGTGAATCGTGCCCTGCTTGCCAGCAGCGGGACGCAGAGCCGTCGTGCTCTGAGACGAGCGCGCCGCCTGCGTGTCGATCAAGTTCATCAGCGCGTTGAACTCGTCGCGGTTCGGGTGCGGATCAGTGCCCGCGCCGTACACTTTGAAGCCAAAGCGCCCAGTCGTCGTAATAGCCATGCTCTCAGTGTTCCCCAGCCGCCCTGCTCATTGTGGGACGGCCGGGGTGTCACTCAGTTGATGAAGTACGTCGTTTCGATCGACGCGTACGACACAGCGCCAGAGCCGACGAAGAACAGCGTGCCGTCAGGGTAGATCACTGCACCAGTCGCGCCCGGTGCCGTCGACTGGAAAAACACCGGCACCCATCGCTGCTCGACCGGGCGGTAGCCTGCAGGCACGACGCCGAAGTTAGTGCCGAGAGAGCCTGACTTGACGAAGCCTTTCAGGTTCACGATGTTGCCGATCTTGCGCACCTGCAGCGTTGCGTGCGGCCCGGCGTCGTAGTTCACCCACGGCGCAGTCAGCGTGCAGTTGACCCAGCCCGAGTCAGCGACGAGCGCGTCAGCGTACGCCTTATTTGCGATGTCAGCCGCCACGGCGGGAGCTGCGACCTGCGCGCGGCCTGCAGCGTCGAGCTTCACAAGCGTGCTGGGCGTCGCTGCAGCGCTTGCGCCGTTGAGCAGCGTCTTGTCAGCTGCGCTCATTGCGCCCTGCACTGCAGTCGTCGCAGCAGGCAGACGAGCAGCAGCGAGCGTGCCGCCAGTGATGTCAGCAGCGTCGTGCGTGTGCGCAGTGTTCGCTTTGCCGTTGAGAGCCGTCTGCGTCGCAGTGCTGATCGGCTTCGCGAGGTCGCTCGTGTTGTCGACAAGATCAAGCCCGACGTCAGCCTTGACGAGCACGACGACGCCCGTCTTGCCAGCGACAGACTGCACCTGCCCAGCCGCCATGATCTCTTTCCAGTCAGCGAGCGTCGCAGGCGAGTCAGAGCTCAGCACGTACGTGCGCCCGTTGTCAGAGCGGATCGCCATATCGCCGCGCTGCGCAGTGAGCGCGAGCATCGCAGCCTGAGACGCGACAGGGTACGTCTCGTTGATCGCAAGCGGCGGCAGCTGCGCAGTGCCGATCGTGCCCGTCACTTCAGCGAACGACGGGAACCAGTTGCCAGCTTTCGCTGTCGTCGACGTCGTGCCGATGACGAGCGAGCTCGTGCCAGCGCCGATCGCCGTGCGCGCAGCCTGCAGCGACGACGCAGTCATCACAGCGCGCCCGACAGTCGTGCTGTCGCTGATGTCAGCAGACGCGTGCGTGTGCACTGCAGCAGCTTTGCCAGCGAGCCCAGAGTCGACGTACGTCTTCGTCGCAGCGTCCTGCGCAGCTGCAGGATCAGCGAACTGTGCACGCCCTGCAGCGTCACGCAGTACGAGCGCGCCAGCAGTCGCCGCCGTCGCTGCAGCGTCGAGCTTCGCCTTGTCAGCGCCGCTCATGAAGCCTGCGACTGCAGCAGTTGCGTTCGCGTGGATATGGCTCGCCTGTGCTACTTCGTTCCAGCCGCCCCAGTTTTGCGTGTTGTACTTCGCACGCCAGAAGACACGAGTCGCGCCGCTGTACGTGACATACCACTGATAGATGAACGTCGAGCCGACAGCCATAACAGTCAGCCAGCCAGCTACGCCGAGCGGGTAATTCAGACTCGTGTTCGCAGTCGCGTTGAAGCCCTGATGATAGTTGCCTGCAGTGACGAAGTCGTTGAGATCGTGCGTCGTCGTCGGCAGAGAGATCGGCGTTTTCTCCATGCGAGCAGCGTCGCCAGTGTCGACATAGGTCTTGCTCGTCGCTGCAGAGCCTGCAGTTTGCGAGTTGCCGAGATAGACGTTGTTCACGATGATCGAGCCAGATGCGCCGCGTCGCACGAGCGTGTCGTTGCCGCCGAGCACCGAGCCGAGCGCGTCAGCGTACGACTTCGTCACAGCATGCTTCGGATCAGTCGGCTCATTGTCGAGCAGCACATACGTGAAGCGAGCGTCACCGACGACAAGACCGTCAGCTGAGACAGCAGAGAGCACGACGAGATCGTCGATGCGCCCCTCGACGCCGCCGACGATGACGCTCGCGCCGATCGCGAGATTGCGCACAAGCGACGGCGTTCTGCCGATAGGCGAGTCTCCGCCCAGCTTCGGCACGATCAGCTGCACAGTGCCGTCGCTGAAGACTTCGCTGACAGTGCCGCGATACAGCGACTCGATGCGCCCCGCGCCTGTCGTCGACGTCGATCGTACGGTGCGAGCTACTGCGCCCCTCATGCGGTGTTCCCTTCGAGCAAGCGCACGCCGGGCAGGCGGTACGCGTCAACATAGCGTCCAGCTTCTGGAGCCGTCACGACGCACAGCCGGGGGCCGCGCGACTCGACAGTGCGACCGTCGCCAATGGAAAGCGCCATGCGCCCGTCTGCGAGTCTCAAAGCAGTCCCGGCGACACTCAGGTCGACGTCAGCCCGTTTCGTGCGCACAGACAGCAGCGCAAGCGCGTCAGCATCACGATACGGCAGAACCAGCCCCTCAACTGCCATAGCGCGCCCGATCGCTTCAGCGACTTCGAGACGCGGCCCCTTCTCGTTGAGCAGCATGCCGTCGACGTCAGCACCAGTCGGCACGACGTGCGTCGCAGTGCGCAGCACGCGCGTGACGATCAGGCGAAACCATACGTTCATGACTACTTCCATTTCTTCGGTCGCAGGTAGCCCTGCAGGCCGCTCTTCGTGATCGACAGCTGACGCGTCGGGCCGGGGTTCTGCGACATCGTCAGCACCGAGCCGCCCTGATCAGCGAGCACGATCGCGACGTGCCCGTAACCGCCGCCCATCGCTGGACCCCAGCAGGCGATGTCGCCCTTCTGCGCGCGAGCTCCTGCGCCGATCTGGGTGTACGCGCCAGAGCGTCCGCCGTTCGCGTACCAGTCGCGCCCGTTGCCGCTGATGCCGGGGCCGCCGACGACGTTGCGGTTGAACGAGATCGCGACGTCAACACACTGAGCGCCGAAAGCGCCGTCCATATCAATAGACCGCCCGTTCACTGACGCGGCCCAGCGATCAGTCGCAGCTGCGAGCCCTGACGGGGCAGAGCCAGAGCTGCTGCCGCCAGAGCTGACTGAGCTGCTGGCAGGCTTCGTCGACGTCGCAGGCTTGTCTTCACGCGGCGGCTCGATCTTCGGGTCGATCGGTCGCTGGCACGTCACAGTGACGACACCCGCAACACTCAGCGGGAAGTCGACGCTCTTGACGATCCAGACGCCGCCCATCTTGCCGACGCCGCCGCCAGCGAGCCTGACCGTGTCGCCGGGCCGGGCAGAGTCGGCATCTTTTGAGATCAAGCGCAGGACCAACTGCTCTTCGATCTCGCTGCCGGGATCATCAGAGTATTCGGGCATGCCCTGCATGCCGATGTTGTAGTTCGACCAGTTGTCCCAGTGCAGCGGCCACTCGCGATGTTCCCACGCGCTGCTGACGAGCCATGACGGGCGCGCGAAGACGAGAGTGCTGCCGTATTCGAAGAGCCAGACGCCTGTTTCGCGGCTCAGCTGTGTTAAGACGTCCCATGTGCTTTCAGGCTCGCTGTCGTCTTCGCCAGCCTTGCGCACGATCGTCTTGTTGCCGAGCCCCGGCTGCACGACGTGAGTCATGCCGACAGACTGCGCGATCGAGCGCACCCAGCCTGCGACGTCGACGTTGCCCCAGCTGTACGCGCCGGTCGCCTTGCGCAGATCAGTGACGAACTTCGACGGCGCTTTGATGACGAGCTGCGGCCCCGCCCGGCCCGGCCCGAACTTCTCGCCGTCGCTGACAAGGTGCCAGTCGCCGTAACGGATCGTCGCGCCGCGAGCGAGCACGCCCGAGCGGAAGATTTGTGCGTCGTGCGTGTCTTCGAACGTTAGTGACATCTGCGTGACAGCGTCGATCGCGAAGCCGAGCGTCGCCTTGCTGCATGCATCGCGCAGCTGAGCTGTAAGCCCTTTGCCGGTGACGATGATCTGCTTCAGCTTGTTGTCATCGAGAGTCGTCGCCATTATGCAGGCACCGTGAAGACTTGACCGGGAAAGATCAGGTTCGGGTTGCCGCCGACGACGCCGCGATTCATGTTGTAGATTTCCGGCCAGCGTGCGCCGTTGCCGAGATAGCGCGCAGCGATACCCCAGAGCGTGTCGCCCGGCACGACGCGATGCTGACGCAGGTTCCCGCCGATCGGCTTCGCGGCAGGCGGCGGCGGTGGCGGCGGGACGACCTTGCTGATGTTGATCTCGACGTCGACGGCTTCTTCGAGCTCCCAGTCAACTGAGATGCGGGACGCCTGATTGCCGCGAGACAGCTGCGTCACGTCGAAGTCGAGCCCCTTGATGTTCCACCACACGGCCTGCTGGAACTCAACAGAGCCAGCGTTGAAACGCACGCGCGTGCCGTCTCTGCCGAGCTTCGCGATCTGCGCTGCGACGTGCTCGATCGACTCGCGGTGATCCAGTGAATAGATCGAGCTCGTGAAGCTCAGACGAGCGAGCCCGTCGCCGATCTTTCGCGTCGCCGTCTTGTAGCCCTCACGCTCGATCTCGCCCCAGCGAGCGACGTTTGAGTATTTGAACTTCGGCGGCGTCGAGTACATGCTCACGCGGCCCCCGTCAGGCTTGACGATGACCATCGTGTGAGCAGTCGTTGCGCGTGCAACCAATACAGCAACCACTATCAGTACCTGCGATCTTCCTCGTCGTCGAAATGCTCTTCCATGATGTCGATGATGCGCTGCACGTCAGCGTCGCTGATCTTGCCGTCTTGCGCGATGATCGTGACCTGCACTGCGCCCTTCTCGACGATCTTCACGTTGCCGCCGCCGCTGCTCTCAGCGTTGCGCGAGTAGCCGCCAGTCAGCGCCGGGCCAGAGCCAGCCGGGCGACCGCCAGAAGCGATGCGGTTCGCAGCCATGATGTTCTGCGGCCCGAGCGCGCGCGTCAGCTCAGGCACGAGCACGCTCTCGCCCTTCGACAGCACAGCGGGGATCGTGTCACGCCCCGGCGCGTAGCCGCCGAGCACAGTGCCGCCGCCTGCGTAGCCGACGACGCCGCCGCCAGCGTAGACGCCGCCGCCGCTGTTTTCCTTCGGGATGCCGAGCATATCCTGCAGGCCACCCAGCGGGTTCGAGAAGAAGTCACCGACGTTTTTCGCTACGTCACCGATGATCTTGCCGATGCCCTCGAACAGGCCACCCACCCACTTGATAGCTTCACCAAGGGGACCCTTCAGGAAGTCCACGAGCTTGACGAAGACGTCGAGCAGGAACTCGATGATCGGCATCAGCAGCTTGATCGCGGCACCAAGGACCGTCGACAGGATATTCGCCAGCAGCTGCACGATCGGCATCAGCGGCGTGATGACCTGCATCGCCAGATTGATCAGCAGCGCAACGATTTCCATGATCGGCGGGATCAGCGGCGACAGCGCAGTCAGCAGTGTCGTGAAGATCGGCGCGAGGATCGTCAGCAGCGACATCAGCGGCGGCAGGACGGCTGCGATCAGCTGCATGAAGATCGGCACGAGCTGCGTCGCGATCAGTGTCACGATCGGCAAAACAGCTGTGATGATCTGAATGAAGATCGGCACAAGAGACGCGAACAGCTGCGAGACGATCGGCAGGATCGCTGTGATCAGCTGCTGGAAAACAGGCATCAGTGCCGTCATCAGAGTCATGCCCAGATTGAGCAGAACGCTGAGCAGCTGATTGATCGCAGCCCTAAATGGCTCACTCGTGCTATATGCGTAGATCAGCAGGCCAGCAATCAGGCCGATCGGGCCGAGCAGGAACTTCAGAGCGCCGCCCAGCTGACCCACAATGCCAGACAAGCCGCCGAACATCGACATCAGCGGCGACAGCATAGGCATGAACTTGCCGAAGCTTGCGAGCACAAGACCGATGCCGCCGACGATGCCTGCCCACTGGGCCGGGCCGAGCTCGTGCAGCTTCGAGCCGATCGTTTCCATGAAGCCGACGAAGCCGTCGCTCGTGATGTCGCCCTCACGCAGGGACGAGAAGAATGCAGATACGCCCATGCGAGCGATGCCGACGTAGCTGCCGATGCGCTCGAAGACGCCAGCGACGCCGCCCGTCGTGTCAGCGTTCCACGGATCAGCCATAGCTGACTTGAACGCATTGTAAGAGCCGAGCACTTCAGCGATCGCAGCTGTCGTGCGCGGCCCGAAGCCGAGCGCTGCAGCGATGTCGCCCGTCGTGCCGCCGCCAGCTGCGACCTCTTTCGCAGCGTTGATCTTGTCGATGAAAGCAGAGATGCCGTTGACAGCGCCGAGCGCCTTCAGTCGTGCAGCGTTGAACGCGGGAGCGAGCAGCGCGCCCATCTTCGCAGACAGGTTCGTCTGGGCCACGTTGAGACGCTTCGCGATGTTCGCTGTGCTGTCCATTGTGTTCGTGAAGTCACCAGCTGCGATGCTTGACTTCTCCATGATGAGAGCCTGCGCAGCAAGGATCTTCTGCTGTGGTTCGAGCGCGTCTTTCGTCGTGGACACAAGGCCCATTTCGAGCGCCTTTTGCCGCATCGTCGCGTCGTCGAGCATGACGCCGAAAGCACGGATCGGCTCAGCTTCGCCACGCATCGCAGCGCCGATAGCTTCGATCGCCTGCTCAGGCGACTTGCCGAAGAATGACGCCATATCGCCAGCGCGGGTGATCAGATCAGTGCTGAACGTTTCAAGGTCTTTACCTGCGAGCCCGGCTGACTTGCCGTAGACGCCATACGTCTGCGCGGCTTCGATGACTTGCGCCTGATTCAGACCGAGCGCTTCGCCTGCAGTCTTCGACATCGCGACGATGCCCTTGATGTTCTCGCCGTAGATCGTGCCTGCCGCTGCTGTAGCGTCTTCCAGCGCACTGAAAGACTCGACAGCGGCATTCATGCCCTGACCGATCGAAGCGACGCCAGCAGCTGCAGCCAGACCGCCCAGAGCGCCCTTCAGCTTCGAGCCGAAGCCGGAGCCCATGCTCTCGCCGGACTCTTCACCGGCACGCTTCGACGCGTCGATGATCTTGCGCCCAGCCTGCACGACAGCATTCTTCGCGCCGCCCCACGCGCCAGACGCAGCAGACGACAGCTTCGACCACGCAGACTGCAGTCGCCCAGACGCGGACGACTGCGAGCCCAGTGCAGACAAGATCGTCGTAGAGCTTGACTTCGTCTCAGACGACTGACGCTTCGCAGAGTCAGTGATCGTCTTCTCAGTCTGCTTGACTTTCGTCTGCAGAGTGTCGAGCGGCGCAGACATCTCGTCGCGCAGCTGCGCTGTCAGAACTACCCTGTTTTCATCCGACATGCGCCGCCCGATACCTTCCTAGATGATGCTCTTGCGTTGTTGTTCGGCTTTACGCTTGCGAGCTGCTTCGTCTTCGTCGTTCTGGATGACGAAAGCAGCCGCGAAGCGGACCGTGTTTCTGTCTGGCAATGTTTCGAAGAGCAGCACAGCCGGGTCGATGCCGAGTTTGCTCGCGACCCGAGTGTGCTGCTGGAACGAATCATTCTCAGACAGCCACTCGATCAGCCGTTGTGAGGGTCCGTGACGGCCTCTGCTTCGTCGCCGTAGCCAGCTTCGTCAAGCAGTGCGCCTGCGATCTTCATGATCTGCGCGTCCCCGAGGAACTTCTGAATCGCAGACTGCACGGTCACGTCGTGATCGTCAGCGAAAGCGTCGACGAAGCTGTTGCTCGTGAACGTCAGGTCGCCGTCGTCGTCAGCCATGATGTTGCTGTCTTCGACGCCGCCCTTCATGATCGCGACGCACTTGTCAGCGAGCATCACAGCGTTGCCCTTGATCAAGTCGGCATTCTCAGGGTTGCGACGCTTGCCGGTGCCGAGCGTGTGCCGCTCGTAGCGCTTCAGGTCTTTCGCGTCGAGGTCGTCAACTTTGAACTTCATGAAGAATGCCGGGCGCAGCTTGTTCTGGTAGATGACGAATTTGTCGAGCTCTTTCGCGGCTTCCTCTTTGAGCTCGTCGAACACACTGCGCTGCTTCTCTTCGACCGGCTCAGCTGCGCGACGACGCGGCTGCTCAGCGGGAGTGTCGTAAGCGACGAACTCGTCAGCGGCGGGAGCTTCAGCGGTTCCGAATACTTCAGTCATTGGGGTAATTCCTTTGCTCAGTAACTCGCACCTGTTGCGAGCTCTTACCTTCGATACTCACCCAGCCGGGCATAGAAGTGTGGGACGGTCGCCGTGTTCGATACTGAGCGAAGATCGAACAGGCAACCGCCCCACACGTTGAGCCCCGCCGCGCGGACCCAGCATCAGCACGCGGCGGGAGTTTCTATCAGGCCGGGCCGCTCGTCGCGAACGTCAGCGTGATCTCAGCGACATCAGACGACGCAGCGTCAGTGTCGGGCTCCTGCATGCCCTTCAGCAAGCAGTCAGGGTAAACGTCAGGCTTGCCGACCTTGACGCCGTTGCGATCGACAGCCTGCTTCGTGATCGTGAACGTGTCGATGCCGACGCTGCGACGAAGACGACGCACCCAATCCATATCGAGCGACGGCGCGATCGTGCGCAGAATCTCGATGTCGTCGTGATCGACGGGACCGCCCATGATGTCGGGACGCTCAGCGCCGCCGTCCCAGTCCTTCGTCGTCTCAGCAGACGCAGCAGCGCCGCTGAACGTGCGCCAGTTGCCGGGGATACCAGCGACGGACACGATGAACTGCCGCTTAGTAGCCTTCTGTGTGTTAGCCATTTTTCAGCCCCTCTCAGACTGCTGCCGCGAGCGGCACCTTGATGATCTCAGCCTGAATCAGCTGAGCAGTTGGCGAGAGCCGCACAGTCACGGACACGAGCACGGTGTTGTTGCTCGCGCTCGTCACAGTGTTGATGCTCTCGTCGACTACCACGCGGTAGCCGGGGTCAATCTCTTCGCCGTCGATCGTCAGCGCATAGAAGCCGTTGCGCTTCGCGATCGGATCAACGACGCCGATGACAGCGCCTTCGACCTGACCGAGCAAGTGCTTGCGACCGTCGAGCACGCTGAAGACGTACGGTTCAAGCGCAGCGTCGATCTGCAGCGCAAGGTTGTTGAGCGCGTCGCGTGCAGTCAGCAGCCCAAGGTTCTCGCGATCAGACGACATCGACGCGTAACCGTAGAGACGCGTGTTCGTGCCAGTCGTGACGATGCCGTTGACGTAGCTGTTGCTCAGCAGGTTGTTGCCTGCGACGTCGAGCTGCACGTCAGTGCCAGTCGCCCAGCGCATGCGAGCAGTGTCGCCTGCAGGGACCTTCCAGAAGCCGACGTCACGGTGTGCCTTAGCGCGCACAGCTGCGACGTAGCCTTCGGGGCCGACAGAGCGAGTGCCTGCGCCGTCAGGGATGATCACGGACGGCCAGAAGATGCCAGCTGCGTCGTTGTTGCTCGTGACAGTCAGAGCGGCTGCAGATGCGACAGCTTCGGCCTGCGTGGTGCCGACGCCGGGCGACAGGATCGCGATCTTGTTGTTCGCTTTCGCGTGAGCTGCGAGCAGTGCGCCGATCGTCGCAACAGTGTAGCCGGGAGCCGCGACAGCGCCGCCCTCTGCCAGCGTGCCTGCGTTGTCGAGAGCGGTCACGACGACAGCAGCAGTGACAGACGCGCGATCGTCGGTGCCAGCAGTCAGAGCAGTCGGTGCCAACACTGCAGGGTTGTTCGCGGGAGCTGCAGAAGCAGAGCCGAGAGACGTGATCTTCACGTACGGGTTAGTCGCAGCAGCAGAGACGACATCGAGCGGCGACGTCATGCCAGTGAAGCGCGAAATGACAGTCGAGCCCTCGCTGATGATCAGCTCGAAAGTAGCGCCGCTGACCTTGACTTCAGCAGTCAGCGCAGAGCTCGAAGCGCCGGGATTGATCGCTTCGATCTTCAGCGTGTTGACAGCGAGCGTGTCTTTCAGCGTCAGTGAGCCCTTCGTTGCTGCAGGGCCGACGACGCGAGTGACGACGAGCTCGCTGCCGCCCTCTTCGAAAAAGAGCCGCGCAGTGTCGAACATCGCAGTGTTGTACGACGTGCGATCTCCGAACGTCGCAAGGAACTGCGCGAGCGAGCGCACGATCACAGCCTTGCCAGTCGGCCCCTTCGCAGTCAGTCCCGCAATGTGAAAGCGGCCCGAGCGAACGCCGGGATTGCTGGGGCCGGATCGCAGGGAGGTTGTTACTTCTACACCGATAGCCATGATCAGTCTCCGTTTTTCTCATCGACGCCGGGCTGACGCGATGCTCGTGTTTTCTTGGCCGGGGCCTGTTCCTCTTCAGGCTCAGGCTGTTCGACGATGACGATGCTGCCGTTGTCGATCAGTCGATACGTGATCGCGTCGATCTCGATGTCGGCAGTCTCACCGCCGCCGACGATGTGCCCGGCTTGGTCGACGACGAGCGCGTGAGCCATTGCGTTGTGAATGGTCGTTGCTTTACTCATGACTTCACTCTGATGCCTTTCGTGCCTTGCGTGTGGGACGGTCGCAGTGTCGCGCTTTTTAGACGTCGATATTCCACTCAGGCAGCGGAGTCTTCGGCATGTGCACATGCGTCTCGTGCTCGATCTCGACTTCGACGTCGACGAGCGGCGACTCGACGCGCTCTTCGCTGACGATCTGCACGTCGATGTAACCGCCGCCGATGAACTTGTTGCCGTCAGGGACTTTGCCGATCGCGCTGTATGACTCTTGAATCGTGCGCGGCTCGATGCTCAGGTTCTCGACGCCTTCGAGAATGCTCTTGCGCGCAAGCAGGCACTCGCGAGCTGCGAGCATGTAGCGCTTCGTGCGCAGGCTTGTGCTCTTGTAGTCGTCGCCGCGCGCGTAGATGTAGACCTGCACGTTGTAGACGAAGCTGTACTCGTCGAACGTGCCTGACTGATCAGTCTGCTTATTGTCCTGCCGCCCTGACGTGTTGACGGGCACGACGAAGAGCGCCGGGTACTCGTCGAGACTCATGATGTCGAGCTCGTCAGGCTCAATCAGCGCGAAGTCAGGCAGCTGCGTCAAAGTAGCGCCGTAGCGTGCGCGCAGCATATTCAGACGCGCAGGCATCATCTCGCGCAGCTGGCGCACAAGCGCGCGCGTGACAGCTTCAGAGCCGAGCATTTAGACAGTCCCTTCGACGATCCAGCGCTGCAGAATCTTCGCGAACTCGCGAACGTCTGAGCGTCGGACACTTCCAATAATCGGACGGGCAGGCATGATAGGCGTGCCCTTTTGGTGATAGTGCGCGTACGGCAGATCGGTGCCGACGACGAAGCCCTTGTCGTACGTCTCGAAGATGCCCTTGCCCGGCACTGTCATGCCCTCGCGCAGATCGCCGTCGAACACAAGGATCGGGCGACCGGGCCGCTTGCGCTCTTTGTAGCGCGCGTACGGCGGCGACAGCGGAGCCCACCGGCCCCCAGTTTCCGGTGTGCCCTGCTGCGTGAATTGCCGCTTGTTGACGACGCTGACTTGAAACGTCGCCATTGCCTTGAAAGCAGGCTCGGTGTCGTCGATGCGGTCGCTGAAGCGATCAAGCACCATCGTGAACGGCTTGAAGCCGTCACCACTGAAGCGGACAGTCGTCATGACTTACCAGCGCTGCTCGTCAGGGAACATCACAGGCGGGAAGTTGCCGCTCGCTGCACTGCGCAGCTTCGCAGGTAGCACGACTGTGTCATCTCCGTCTTTGATGACGCCGTCGAGCTGGGCCGCGAGATCGTCGAGCCCATCTTCGAAGCGCTTCCAGAGCAGGCCGCTAAGCGTCGTGTCGTCGTTGAGCCCAGCGTTCGACGGGAACGCTGCAGCGACGAGATAGTGCGCTGCGCCGTTCACGACGACGTCATGGCACGCTCGTGCTATAACAGCCGCCGTCGCAGTGTCAGGGATCAGACGCGGCAGACGCAGCAAGCGCAGCTCGACGCGCCCAGAGACGTCAGCGATGAACCGCTCGACGTCAGAGCGCGACACCTTGCCCTTTGCTGTCTCGCCAAAGACGTCATCAGCAGGCGTCGGCTCAGTCGTCGAACCGTCGTATAACCCGATGTGGGGAGCGAGCGCAGACACTTCGTCTACGGTCACTCCCCACTTCTGAGGATCAGCCATGTGATCTCTTAGCCCTCGATCTCGCGAAGTCCGCCGATGTTGACGCCGCGCTTCAGCACCTTGTCGCTGACCTTGATGACGTCGCCCTTGCGAGCGACGTGCGTCAGGTTCTCAGGCAACTTGATGCGGAAGTAATCGAAGAGCACGACAGCGACATTGTCGCCGCCAGCGTCGACAGCGTTGCTCACGTCGAGCTTCGCTTCCTCGATGACTTCGTCTTCGGTCTTGTCTTCGCCAGTGACGAACTTCTGCAGCTCAGCTGCGCGAGCTTCGTCTTCGGCTTTCAGCTTCTGCACGTCCTCGTCTGAGGGCGGGTCCTGCACGTTGTCGTCGCCGCTCTCAGTTGGGACGCCCTTGCCTGCTTCTGCGTCTTCAGCTTTGAGCGCTTCGACGTCAGCGTCAGCTGGCACGTCAGCCGCCTTGCTGACGTCTGCGAAGTCCGCAAGGGTCTTCGCAGGCGTCAGATCAGCTTCGAGCGTGCCAGCGTCAGCAGCAGGCCGCGCAGCGCTTCGCGTAGTGCGTGTGTTGCGTGCAGCCATGTTCGATTACTCCTTGATGCCGGTGATGATCAGAGCGGACTCAGGCTCGTCGATGACGGGCACGCTCCACTTGTCAGCAAGTACGTGATCGCGCTTGCGGGTGCCTTCGCGAACGACCTCGACGCCGTACGGCTTCTCGACGACGTTCGTGCCGGTCATCTTCGTTTCGAGCAGGATGACCTCGAAGTCAGACGCGAACTCGTTCACGACCCAGTTGATGTTGAGCAGGCCGCTCAGCGTCGGGTTGTAAACCGGGTTGAGCGCCTTGTTCTCGCGCGGCAGCAGCGAGTCGAGCTCCGGCAGAAGCAAGAGCTCAGTCGCAGTGTTGGGCGAGATGATCGCAGTGTTGGGCGAGTAGCCCAAGCCGAGACGCTGCACGCCTGCGACGTTGCGCAGAATGTCTTCGCGCCATGCGCGCGGAGTCGTCCACACGTCGGTAGCGTTCACGGTCGGAACCGCGCCACGGAAAGCAGCAAGGCAGCGGTAAGCGTCCTGACGAAGCAGAGCGTTGCGCACCTTCAGGTTGCCCTTAGTGATCACGCTCAGCTGGTTGCGGGAGCGAGCTTCGTCAGTCACGACGTAGCCTGCACCAAACTTCGTCGAGAGCGCCATTTCTGCGCCCTCTTCGTCGACGTCGACGTACGGGAACTCCGCGCCCGGTTCGATCTGCTCGACGTCGCCCCGGCTGGGGTAGATGTCAGACTGCTTGGCGCGGTTGAAAATGACGACGCCAGATTCAGTCGTGCCCGGTCGGAACAGCTCGTCAGACAGGAAGTTCTGCGACGGCGTGATGATGCGCTTCTGCAGAACAGTCGGCGCTTTGAGAAGCGCGTTGACAGTCAGCTGCGGCTTGTTCGGATCAACCGCGTGCGCTTCAGAGGGGTAAGTCAGCATTTTATCTTCGTCCCTTTCAGACTCAGAGAGACAGCGCTACGGCTGCGTCAGTGTTGATCGGCGCGTCGCCGTGTGCGTCGCCGTATGCGACGGCGGGAGCCGCGCCTACCTTGACGGCCCTGCCGTTGGCACCGACAGCGATCGCATCGCCTGCAGCGATAGCAGCGCCAGCAGTGACAGAGATGACGCCGACGCGGATGACAGTGAAGCCTTCCTTGTCAGCAGCGTCCCACGCGGCTACGCCGTAGGGACGTTCGCCAGCGCCGCAAGTCGACACCTTTGGACGCTGATCGCGGCCACCAGCAACGAGCTTGACGAACGTCTTGCCCGAGACAGCACCGACAGCTTCGCAAGTGATCGCGTCAGCAGAGCTGAAGTATTCGAAAGCCTGATTTGCTTTACCGAACATTGGTTTTTCTCCTAATTCCTGTTAGCTGATCGCTCGCGCGCTCAGATGCCGTTTTCTTCGGCCAGCTTCAGCAGCGCATCTTCGGCGTCCTGCGCTGTCTTCGAAGCAGCGGGATCGCCGCCGCCCAGCTCGACAGTGCTGAAGCGCGGCTGCAGCGAGTCGATCAGAGCCTTCGTGCCGTTGAGATCGCGCTTCAGCGACTCTTCCCAAGCCTTCTGCTCAGCCGGTGTGATGCGACCGGACGAGAGAGCGAGAGTGATGACGTCCTGACGCTGACGCTCGTCTTCGCGAGCCTGCAGCGTTGCGAGGTTCGTCTGCATTTCGCTCAGCATGACCTCAGACACCTGCACGACGCCGGGAGCGCCGAGCACTGCAGTGCCTGCAGCGGGAGCAGCGGGAGCGCCAGCAGCCGGTGCGGCAGCGGGAGCAGCAGCAGGCGCAGCGCCCTCAGCCGGTGCAGCAGCAGCAGGCGTGATCGTCGCAGCTTCGAGCGCTGCAGTTACCTGCTCGTCAGTCGCGTCTGCAGCCAGACCGAGCTTAGTTTTCAGTGCTTCAGTGATGACCACTTCTGCAGTCCTTTCGTTGGTTCGTGCAGCTCCCGCTTCGGGAGCTTCAGCACTTTCAGACTCGCTGTTATCGGGCGTGCCTTGTGGGACGTCTGCCGTGTCGTCAAAAGAGAGCTCGATCGTTTCTTCGATCTGCGACTCGCCAGAGCTCGCGTAAAGCTCTGCGATGTCTTCGAGCCCCTTGACTGCAGGGGCCTTCGCGCCGAGCAGCGAGAGCGCAGTCAGCGACGCTGCGTAGCTCTTCCCGCTGGGAGTCGTGACGCCGAGAGACATCTCGACTGAGCGGCGACGGTATGCGCGCGGAATGATGCTCGCGATCTTCGACGGGATATGCGCGAGATCGCCAATGAGTGTCTGCTTGTCAGCTGAGAGTCGAAGATTCTCGACCCAGCCAGCGGCAGGGTGAGCGTCGCCCAGCGCGAGCGCGCCCTCGTGACCGATCTTGATCGGGCCACGATCGACCTGACGGTCTGCATATGCGGCGACTGCGCCTTCGAGATGCGCCTGCGTGACCTTGGCGCGACCCTTCCCAGACAGCCAGTTGCCGACCTTCACTAGTTCGACGCCCTTGAATGTCGTCGTTGCTGGTTTCGTCATGAGTCAACTCTGACGTGCCACGCGGCCCCGTTGTGGGATGACACGATCGAACAAGCCTGCTGGGTGGTTGCGCGATCTCGATCTATCTGTCCATACTTGTTCTAACAGTTCAAACAACGAGAGAAGAGAAGACAATGAACGTACAGATGAGCATCAGCATCGTTTCGACCGACATCATGGCAGTCAAGGTTGGCGACCAGATCAGCGTTCCCGCGAACCCTTGCGACATTCTCGCAACAGTGACCCGCGCAGCTCACGACGCAGGCTGCGACAAGTACGTGCGACTGATCGCAGTCGACGGCAGCGGCGAAGAGCACCAGATCGTCGAATGGAAGTTCGGCACCCTGATCAAGGTTTTCAAGCTCGTCTAATCGCAGACACAAAAAGACCCTCACACTTAGTAGTGTGAGGGTCTTTCCGCGTCCACCCAGAACAAGCGAAGGAGAGTCCACTTCCATCAACGAGAAGAATGTACCACGAGAATTACATGCGTGTCATTCTGTCTTCTCGATGGGCCGCGTCTTGTCGATCTTGTCGATGTCGATCTGATCCATCTGCGAGCCCAGACGCAGCTCGCCGCTCGTCTTGCTCACCCAGTAGAACGTATCGTCGTACGACGCATATTCGTGATTCTGATCGACGAGCCATTCCCGCGCGCCCGGCACGGCCACAAAGTCGTCGTCGTCTTCGAGCTCGATCAGCACATAGAACGTCCCTCGACGCTCGTCCCAATCCTTGCCCAGCTCAGCTGCGGCTTTCTCAACTGCTTGCTCGCGTGTGAGCACTAGCTTTTCCTCCCTGCTGTTTCAACTGCTGCGGCCACTCTATCTGTAGGGATCAGATCGTCAACACGCACAGCACGAGTCATATCGTTCCTGACACGCGCGAAGTGCCGCTGACCGTCTGGATCGTTCGGCGTCTGCGGCTCGATATACATGAGCTTGCCGTCAACCTTTTCCCAGCTGAAGACGTGACCGCCGCCAGCTTTCCACTGCACCATAATGAAGCCGCGAGCCCCGTCAGGGTAGTCTGCAGCCCACGCGTCCATGCCGCGCTTGCCGCCCTCGACGAACTCAGTCGACGGGGTCCAGCCCTCTTCTGATTTCCACCACTCGTCGACGAACTCGCGGTCTATGCGGCCCTTCTGCGTGATCTTCGCAGCCTGCACGTCATAGCCGCGTCGTCGCATCTCGTACGCTGTGACGCAGTTCGAGCAGTTGCTCGTGTAGCCGAAGCCGCCGACGTCGGCCTTTTTGTGCAGCGGGTTGACCAGCTTCGCTTCGTCGAGCAGCCCAGCTGCGCGAGCGAGTTTCTTCGCAGCGGTGCGCTTCGCAGCAGGCAGATGCTTGATGACCTCTTCGTCGAGCGTGCGCGGCTTCACGACGTTCGACGTTTTCTTCGGCAGCTCTTTCAGGCTGATGTAGCGCTGACGCCCGTCAGGATCGACTGGGCGCGTCGGCTTCGCAGTCGGCCCGTCAGGAATCTCAGGCGACGGCAGTGTGTCAGCAGCTTTGGGCTTGCGTGCAGCTCGCGGCTTTTTCGGCGCAGCAGGAGCGGGAGCGATCGCAGGCGCAGGCGGCTCGATCGGCTTCTCGGGCGGGTCGCCGTAGATCATCACGAGCGTGCCCCTGCAGCGAGCGCCACCCTTGCAAGCGCCGTAACCGCCTGCTTCGTACTCGACGCGTGCCTGCGCGAGCGTCGCGTACTCTTTGCCGTCGACGAGCTCGCAGGGTCGGCATGTGCGCCCGTCCATCAGCTCAGACGCCCAGATTTCTTCGGGCTCAAACTCAGCAGCCTGATCGTATCGCCCGGCCCCGCGAGCTGCGTGCACTGCTTGCGACGCGTTGTCCAGTGCGCCTGCAGGGTCGATGCCGTCGACGATCGTCTCGACGTCTGCGCGCTGCACGACGGGCTTCATGAGCGTCGCAGGGCTCAGCAGCTCGCGCATCAGCACAGTCGTGACGCGCTGCCAGAAGTACGCGCTGACGCCAGCGCTGAGCGTGTCGAAGATGCTCGTCGGCGTGTCAGCGAATTTCAGCCGCTCGTCGGGCAGCTTGTCGACGTCAGAGCCTTGACGGCGCGCTTCGTCGATGACCATCTCAGCTGACTTGCGATAGACGTCGCGCAGCAGTCTGCTCATGCTCACGCTGACGTCGTACTGCGCGCGCTGCACACGATCAGGCTGCACTTGCATCAGTGTCGTGAGCTTGTCAGCGAGCTCTTGCGGCCTGACTGCGTCGCTCGTGAACAACTCGTCGAGCAGCGCGTCATTCACTTCAGCGCGCAACGGGATAAGCAGCGTAGCCGCGTCACTCTCAGCCGTGCGCTCCATATCGTCGATGTCGCCAAAGCGCACGCGAGCGCGCTTCTCGTTCGACGTCAGCGGACGCACAGCAGTCTTCGTCGAGAGTCCCGCATCTGACTCAGCAAGCACAAGCTCACGCTCGATCGTCAAGTGCAGCAGCTCGTCAGACAAGCTCGTGCACAGATCGCACATTTAGCGGCCCCCGGTGCGCAGTTCGATGATCTGACGCATCATGCTCTTCAGCTCGTCGTCGTGCCCTGACAGCTGCACAGGCGGCGCAGCAGGCGCGGGAGCGGCAGGAGCAGCTGCAGGCTCTGCGACAGCGTCAGCAGCGACGGGAGCGCCCGGCGCAGCGACGACAGGCGCAGGCTTCTCGCGAGCAGTCGACTTGTCCCGCTCAGGCAGTCCCTCGACGCGGCGCATGTAGTCTTCCAGCGTGTCGTCGACGGTAATGACACCCGCGTCGACGAGCTCTTTCAGCGACGCAGTCGTGATCTTTTTGTTCTCCGACATATTGCCCGGCACGAGCGCAGGGTAAGGCTCGTCAGGGCCGAAGTTGAGCTCAACAAGATCGCGGATGACGTGCTCAGTGAACACTGCAGCCAGCTCGTCAGCGATCGCCTGCAGAGACGCTGTGAAGATGTCGACGAACGTTTCGCCCAGCGAGCGAGCGCCTGCGTCATGCCCGAGCGTCAGGAACATCGCGAGCGCAGAGCCTGCGATCTTCTCGTCGTTGTACTTGATCACCGGCAGCGGGTCATACGTCGAGCCGGTGACGCCGAGCAGCTGCACGTCAGTGCCGATGGGTGCAGCGATCGACGCGCGAGCGCCAGCCCTGAAGTCAGCGCCAATGCCTTCGGCTTCCTCTTGGCTCATGACTTCGCGGTCATACTTCACGACGGGCACGCCCATGCCGTTGCGCTCAGTGATCTGTGCGACGAGACGCAGCAGCTTGTCGTTGATCAGATAGTGCTTGTACGCCTGACGCAGAATGCTGCGACCAGTCCAGTCAGCTCCCTCTTTGTCGAGCACGTACATGACAAGGTTCTCGACGCCGATAAACTGCGGGTCTTCGAAGCCGCGCTCGACCATCGGTTCCTGCGTGATGCCCGTCAGTCCGCCGTCACGCCCGACGTGAATCTGCTTGATCGTGCGCGGCAGTCGCGGGGCCAGCTTGCGCAGGTACAGCACGTAATCCTGATCGAAGTCCTTTCGCAGATCATCACTGATGTCAGCGACGTCGTACACCTGCTCGAAAGCCATGAAGCCGAACGGCAGCATCAGACACGCCTGCTGCAGGTGTTCCTGCAGAACGATGCCCTGACGACGTCGACGAGCCAGCGACTCGCCCGGCTTCGCGAGTCCGATGTTCTGCTCGACGAACTTCACGACGCGCTTGTTGACGCCCTTGTCGTCGAGACGCCAGTTCGCGCCCTTGATCGGCAGGATCGCAGCTTTCAGAAGCGAGCCGATCTGACCCTCAGTCGTGCGCATATTGTCGAACACTTCGATGCTCTGCGGGAACTTCAGATCGAGATTGCGCTCTAGCGGATCGACGACGTAATCGCTATTAGATGCGCCGCCGCGACGAAACCACCGCTCAGGATTTACTGCGATGCCGCCCGGTGTGCCCTGCTCTGCGTTGATCTCTACCATGCCTTCAATCATGCCTTTCTGTGCTGCGCTGTTGTGGGACGACAGCGTCAGAAGCTCGCTGTCGCCAGCGACGCCGTGTGTGCTCGTGCAGACGCTTGCGCGCGTGCTGCTTCCATTGCTGACGCCTTGCGCACGTAGGGCTTGCCCACGAGCTCCTGCGCGAGATAGCGCAGCGCGTCAGGCGCGTGATCTTCTGCGTGCGTGTCGACGTCTTCAGGGTTTTTGTCATCACGCGGCAACGCTTCGAGCGTGCGGATCAGCTCAGTGCATGTGTCGTATATCAGCAGACGCGGAAAGCCGTCTTCCTCGCGCACTCTGATCTGCTCGTCGAGCAACGCCCAGCCGCCGATGCGATCGTTGCGTGCCTTTTTGACGCTGTTGCCGAACTCTTGCCGGTACGCTGCAGCGATCGAGCCGGGCGGCGGAATGTTCGGGTCTTTGCTCTTCGGCACGCCCGGCTGATTCACGCTGCGAGCCCACATAGACGGGTCAAGCGCGAGCGTGATCGGCCGCTCAGGTCGACGCTCGTCAGGCGCTTCGCTGTCTTTGATCAGCTGCGCCTGCTGCTTCGGCGTCAACCCTGCTTTGTAGAGCTCGCGATACACGACGATCAGATTGTCGTGCAGCTTCGCGCCCCAGATCGCAGCGAACGGCGCAGACGAGCCATAGTCAATCCCGATCGCGCGCGGGTGCCCGACGTGACTGATCGGCAGCTCTTCAGGCTTGATGACGTGAATGTTGCGCGAGAAGTCAGGGAACCTCACTCCGTCGAGCACGTTCCAGTCGCCGTCACGGTACGCCTTGCGCAGGTTCTCGCTCATGGCATTGAGCTTGTTCACGTAGCCGTCATCGAGCGACGGGTTGTCTGATGCTTTCGCCGGGATGAAGCAGCGCGTCGGCGGGTTCGGTTCGTTCTTCGTCGGCTTGTCGCGCCACACCTTGTACGGCGGGGCCGGGTCGATGAACGTCTTTTTCACCCAGTGATGCCCGACGCCGCCCGGGTTTGCCGTCAGAATCATGCGCGGTCGACGCCCAGCTGCTTTGAACGCTTCAGCGATCTTGCCGCCAGCGCGCACGCGTGAACGCATGTAGTCAAACATCGACTCAAGAAACAGCGTCGCTTCCTCGAAGATGACGAGCTGGTACTCAGCGCCTTGATACTTGAACAGATCGTCTTTGCGCTGCAGGTGGCCCATTTCGAGCACGCTGCCATTCTTGAACCGAAACGCGTGCTCGCGTGCGTTGTACTTCGCGATCGACGTCGGAATCTCTTTTTTGAGCTCTTCGATCACCGAGCGTTCAAGGTCGGGGAATGTGCGACGAAAGATGATGCCGCGCATGCCGGGAAACGTCAGACAGTCGAGCACTGCAGCCGCGCGAGCAAACTTTGACTTGCCGCCGCCAGCTGCGCCGCCGTACAGCAGCTCGTCGACGAACGTGTGATGTGCGATCGTCTGCGGCCCGGCGTGCGGGTCGTAATCGTAAGTGATGCAGTTCGCTGTCACTTCTGTCGCTCGACGTCCATCTCAGGCTCTGCCATGCCCTCAGTCGACTGCAGCGCAGCGCTGAAGATCACTTGCATCGGGCCGCTCGCTTCGATCTTCGTCGGCTCATACAGCCCGAGAAGCTTCGCGCGCTGGTCGCTGACTTTGAGCGCAGAGTTGATCGCCTGCACGTCGCCACGCAGTACACGCGGCCCGAGCGCTTTCAGGTACGCGTTGAGTCGCAGCAGCTCTTCTGTGAGTGCTTCCTCTGCAGGCTCGCGGATGACGTCTTGGATGTGCTTGCGTATCGTCTTGTACGCGTTGCCGCGATCGCCGTTGAACAGCGTCCCGCCCGGCCCGTTCGGCCACTTCGCATCTGCGATCTCTTGGTACGTCAGGCCCATTTTGAACAGCTCTAGCGCTCGTGCGTCCCGCTTTGCGAGATCGAGCGTACGGGCGGACATTTTGCGCGGCACTTGTTTGAACCCTTTCGACAT